TGGGGCCACCCCTATAGGATGCAGATTAATCGTCGCCGATTGTCTGCCCCAGCAGCCGCTGCACATCGCGCGCGTTGTCGATGGCGTAGCTGCCGAAGTTGTTGTTCATCAGTGACAACACGTCACTTCTGTTATACTCACGCTATCAGTCCTGATACAGGTGAGAGAGCGGACGTGGAAGGGGCCAGGACGATGACAGCGACAAGGCCAGGGCAGGGCACAGCGGGCATACAGGCCACGACAGGCGCGACAAGCCTCTACGGGGGGTTGGAGCCGGCGGCGGCGTACACGCGGATCTCGGACCCGCGCAAGCAGCGCGACAATCACAGCGTCGAGGTCCAACGCGCGGCGATCGAGCGCCTGGCCGCGCAGTTGGGCTGCGTGGTCATCCAGTGGGAGCAGGAAGAGCGCAAGGGCCGCCACATCGACCGGGGCGGCTACCAGCGCATCCTGGAGACCGCGCGCCGGCACGAGATCACGCGCATCCTGGTCTTTAGCTTCTCTCGCTGGGGGCGGGGGCCGCTGGAGCGTGTCATGCGTGGGGATGAGCTCGACAAGCTGGGCGTCGAGCTGTGGAGCGTCCAGCAGGGCCGCGATAAGCCCGGCTTCATGCGTTACGGTCATGCCGGGATCGACGAGGAGGCCGTGCGCCAACTCGCGGCCAACGTCCGGCCGGCACGGCGCGCCGCGGCCGAGTCGGGCACGTTCATGGGGCCGACGCCGCGGCTAGGCTACACGCGCCTGTATCCGGCCTGGACCGGCGCCGGCAAGCGCCCCGCCGGCGAGCTTGTTGTCGACGAGGCCACCGCCTGGATCGTGCGCGCGCTCTACGCCCGCTATGACCCCCTGCACGAGGGCCATGCACGGGGCGCGGCGGTATCGTGTCGCTCGTTGGCGCGCTGGATGAATACTGATCCACGCGTACCCGCGCCGCGTGAGTGCGCCGCCTGGGCCGATCATCATGTCCGGGCCGTGCTGCGTTCCGTGGTCTATAAAGGGTGGGTCAGCTACGACAAAACGCCGCAGGGAGCCTACGAACGCGCGGCTCTGGACGGCAGTGATTACTACGCGGGACCGGGCCGGCATGAGGCGCTCATCGATCCCGCGCAGTGGCAGCGGGTGCAAGAGCGTATGGACACGATCGGTCACGCGCCCGGTCAGGCGCGCCGGCGGCATGTCTGGCTGGGGGCCGACCTGCTGCGGTGCGCCGGCTGCGGCGCGGTGATGCGCGCGAACGTCCCGGCCACGATCCCGCACCACAAGGGCTCCTATTTGTGCCGCACGCGTGGGCGCGGAACGGGCGCCTGCGCCACCCCTGGCTATCGCATGGACCTGGCCGACGCGGCGCTCGTGGCCCAGGTGGCGCGGCTGCGGGGACGCCCCTGGACCCGTGAGGCGGCGCGGCGCCTGGGCGAGGCCCGGCCCGGCCAGCGTCCCGCCGATGTGAGCCGCATCCAGCGTGATATCACCGCGACGCGCCTGACGCTGCGTGACCAGGCGGCGGCGCTGGCCGCCCTGGGCGCGGACATCGACCCCGCCGCCATCAGCGCGTTCCGCGCCCTCGCCGCCGAGACGGGCGCCCGTCTGGCCGCGCTCGACGAGCAACGGGCGCTGGCGACGCGGAGCGCGCCGCCGCTGGCCGATCTGCGCGCCCTCTATACCGAGGTCACGCGGCAGGATTTGACGGTCGGGCTCGCGCGCCTCGACTACGCGCACGATCCGGAGGACCGGGCGCTGGTGCGGCGCCTGCTCACCCGCCTGGTGGCCTCCGCCGTGGTCGTGGAGCGGCGGCCGGAGCGCCATGCACGCTGGCTGCGCGTGGAGGTGACGTGGACCGAAGGCGTGCGCGATCTGCTCGACGCGGGGCTGCTCACGCTGGACCCGGCGCCGGAGCCGCCCGTGTTCGCGACACCGATGGAGCTGCGGACAGCGGCACAGCGGCGCTGGCGTGAGCGGAAACAGACAGGCGCTATTGCTGAGGAATGATAGGCGCGATGTCCTTGAGATTCACGTTAAGGGTGACCGCCTCACCAGCCAAAGGAATCGCAGCCGCGTCTGACGCTCCCTGTGCAGCCGACAATTGGTTGCGTACCTCGGCAGCATCGGCCACGTCAGTTGGATCGTTGAGTACCTTCATGGCCGCGCCCCACGCGTGTCCTTCATCATCAGCCCACGCTGACAACGCGTTCTGTGTATCATCCATGTGCGCGCTGGAGAGGCTTCCGGGAATGCTCTCTATAGCTATCGTGCCGTTTGCTTGCTCGCACACATCATGCGCGGTTGAGGCGTCCTGGTAGGCCGTTACGCTATCGCCGCCATTCGCCGCCGCCTGGATAGACGACGCGGCGGTTTTGGATGCGTCCGCGCAGTTTTGTTGATCGCCGATAAGATGAGCATAGAACCCCTTAAAGTCGATAGTCTGCTGTGTGGTTTGTGCGGTCTGCGTCGCCTGAGCAGACGCTTTAGCGGCCGCTTTAGCGGCAGCGGCCTGAACCCGTGCCTGCGCGGCCTGAGCCCTCGATCTCGCCGCTTGAGCGTCTGCCTCACGTCGTGCCGTCGCCGTCGCGACGACGGATATATGCCGAGCCGTCCGTGTCGCGACCACACGCTGATGCGCTGAGAGAGGGCGAGGTATTGGCGCCGCTATTAGGGCAACTGTTGGAACGACGGTTCGCGCGATGCGTGGCGCGACGGGAGCCGCCGCCGCGGACGGTGCGGGTGTCGCCGAATTCGATACAGCATTTCCGACCGCACTCAGCAGCAAAAACCCTCCAAACCCAATCGCCGCGACTTTTAGGAGACCCTTTCCGCGTGACCGTTCCTTCGGACGTGGAGCCGTCGCCGGCGTAGGTGGCCGCACTGCGGCTTTGAGGAGCGCTGCGCCGCAGTGCGCGCAAAACTGGCCGGTGGGAGGATTGGGAGCGCCACATTTGCCGCAGTACATCAATTATCACCTTTCGCGTATTCTTTGCATTCCCTCTCTCTATCGGCCCATACCCCTGGCGCCCGCACCCACCGAACGGCTATAAAAGAGGTAGCTACTCGTCTACCCCTGACAAAAACTGTCAGCTATCCACGCGTGTTTGTTGACGAACCAGGCAAAGCGTGGTAGGTTTATGGGACAAGCGTTCTATTACAAAAGGCGTCGCCCAGCCCAGCGATGCGGAAAAGGGTGGTTAGATCGTGTCTGAGGATGAACTTAGCGCGCTGGAACAAGTCCTTGATCGCCCCGATGTGTTTCAGTCGTTGGTTGACCGTTTACCGGACCCGCAAGCAATTAAGGGCCTTAAGGCTTGGGGGCTTCGCCGGGGTTTATATTCAACAGACCCGCGCGAAGTCCCTGCGCGATCCACGTCGTCAACTCATCAATCGCACCCGTAGACGCTCCCTCAAAAAGGTCGAGCACCTGGCGTTGCTGGTCACTAAGTGACACACGTTCGCCGTTGGTTATATCTTCATCGCGCAACACATCAAGCGCCATGAGCATCTTCACCATCGGTATGTCTGCCTTGTCGCGCAACGTAAAGAGCGTTCGCCATGCCGGTAATGTATCACCGCGTCTAAACATGGCCGTGAGCGTGACGACATCTAGCCCAATCGACTCCGCGAGGCCGCGATAGTACGGCTCTTGACCACGCATCGTGCCAAGGCGTCGACACGCGTCGTCAATCAGGCGCTTCATATAGAGCCTGTTGGGCGCCACATCTTCCGCATCAGCCATAACTATCACCCCGCGCATCATCCTCCCAAAACTTCCCCTCATTAGTCTATTGCAATCATGCTCGCATTAGTGCTATCATGTTTGTATGAACGTAATCGCGTTCGTACAAACCTAATGGCTCTGGAGGTGAGCATGAACAAACCACCCCATCTACGCCGCTGGATGGAAGAGCGCGGGCAGAGATCCGATGTGATCGCGCGTGAGATAGGCATGACATACGCCACATTCTCCCGACGACTCAAAGGCGACAGCGCTTTTCGTCTCGCTGAAGCGCATAAAATCTGTGCGTTCCTCAACGTGCCCTACGGCGTGTTATTCCCCGACAACGATGGCATTGACCCCCGCGACATCGAGGCGCTCCAGTACGCGTCGTTAGTCGGTGTGGCATGACCACGCCGATGACAGACCCCACTACCAATATCGACACACACGCGCCAGCCGTGGAGTTGACGCCAGCCGCGCAAGAGATGCTCGACTTCCTGAGCGGCTGGATGCATGACTGTGTGCGGCGCCAGTGGGAGAAGAAAGCACGAGAGGAGGAGCAGAGGAGACAACAAGAGGCAACTGCCCGACCTGAACACGAAACTACACCAGGTCGCCAAATCCCTCTACTTGCCGAGGACAATCAAACGATACGAGCATTCGCTATCGTTGACGCTGATGATTTCGATGCGCTTAACCAGCATGTATGGCGACTCCATTCATGTGGTTACGCCGTACGATGCGATAACGGAACGCATATTTTCATGCATCGCATCATCATGGACGCTGACCCAGCCCTGGACGTGGATCACCGTAACCGTGATCGCCTCGACAACCGCAGATCAAACCTACGGATGGCTAGTCGATCACAAAACAACGCGAATCGTGCGCACAGCGGTAAGGGCAAGAGCATCTATCAAGGTGTCGCGTGGTCGAAACGCCACAGTAAATGGATAGCTCAAATCCAACAGAACGGCCAACGGGTTCAGGTCGGAACCTTCACAACAGAGGATGACGCCGCGAGAGCGTACAACGACGCGGCTATAGCGCGGTTTGGAGAGTTCGCGCGACTCAACACGGTAAACACAAAGAGGCAACCGCCTAACCCTTCCACAGATGTAGCAGTTGCCTCGTAGCCCCACATCATCAAATGTCAGAGCTGCTTCCAGTGTAGCAGCATCCCATGAGGAGTCTCGCGATGCATACCCACACGACCCCCTTTCGCGGTCAGCAGACCACACCCCCGACCCACCCACTCATCCGCTTGCCCCAAGCCGCGCTGCCCCATTGGACGCGGCCTATGATCCGGCCCACCGGCGACCGGCCGCGCGTCTATGCTGTGCGCTCGGCGTCACGCGCCGACCTCACCCATAAAGTCGATATGGTGGTGCAACGGTGCGATTGTGAGGACTATGAGTACCGAAATCGCGACACGTTTCCGCTCGGTCATGAGTTGCGCGCGTGCAGCCATATCCTCGACGTCGAGGACTACGAGCGGGAGCAGTCCGGCCTTGAGCTGACGGCGACGGCTGAGGCGGCGCGCTGCGTGGTATGCGGAGCTCCAGCCGTGCCGGGCGGCATCCACTGCCGCGTGACGAGCTGGGGCCGTGGCTACTGCGCCCAAACGACGACGCGGGCCAGGCAGGCGGTCGATGAGCTGTGCGGGGAGGCGATGTGATGAGCGACACATCAACCCGCGCCGTCACGCTCACGCAACCCCACGCCGACCTACCCAGCGCCTCCGAGTTCGAAGTTATGCAGCGCATGTCGCGCATGTTCCAGGAATCAGGTCTCTACAAAAACGTCGCCAATGTGGCCCAGACCATCGCCATTGTTCAGACGGGCCGCGAGTTGGGTATCGGCCCGTCGATGGCGCTCCGCGAGATGTACATCATCCCTGGTCAGGGCCGGCCGACTCTCTCGGCGGCGCTGCTGGGCGCGCTCGTGCAGCGCGACCATGGCGACGGCGCGATTCGCGTCGTCGAGAGTACGAACGACGTCTGTCGCGTGCAGTATCGGCGGCGCTCCTGGGAGAAGCCGCAGGAGATCATGTTCACAATGGAGGACGCCCGCCGCGCCGAACTAGTCAAGGCCAAATCGAATTGGGAGAAGTACCCGCGCGCCATGTTACGTTCGCGAGCCGTGAGCGAGGCGTGTCGCGCGGGGTTCTCTGATTCGATCATGGGGCTCTACAGCACGGAGGAACTCGCTCCCGATAGCGTGACGGTGACACCGGACGGCGAGATCGTCTACGAAGCAAGCGCCACCGCTGATAGCGAGATCATCGAAGGTGAGCAGGTCGTTGAGCAGCAGCCCCACGCTGTGCCAGACCCACCGGCCGACGAGCAGGCCGCCGCGAAAGAACAGGCGCGCCAGTTAGCCACGCGCATCAACGGGCTGTGCGACGCGCTCTCGCGCGCACGACCACAGGGCACCCAGGGCCTGGCCCAACTCGGCACGGCCCTGGGCCTGCACGCGCCAGAGGACGGCCGTTTTTCGGTCGAATGGCGTGAGCAAGTCATCGTGCGCCTCGAGCACAAACTGGCCGAGCGGCGCGCCGCCGAGTTGGCGCCGCCTATCGTGACAGGTCCGCCGACCGCGGACACCGAGACAACGCCGGCGCCGTCCGGGGAGCCGTGGGGCGAGCCCGACGTCCTCAACGCCCTGGCCGCCGCCAATGCCGAGGACATAGAGGGCATCGCGCTCGCGATCATCGACGCGCATGGCGCCGGCACACTCACCGACGACACGGCCAGCGCGCTCGCGGCGTGCGTGGACCTGGCCGAACGTGCGTTTAAGGCGACGACGGCGGGCCAAATCGCCCAAGTAGAGATCGACGCCAAAGCAAGCACTCTGCTCAACGTTGACCAGTATGAGGCCGTTGTGGCGCTCACGCGGCGCGTGCGGGCCTTGCGCGGCTGGGCGGGTACGAACGGGACCACTAGCCGGCAAGCGGCTGTGGCGGCGACAGCGGGAACAGGGGGACGCTAATGGCGAAAATCTATCTGGCCGCGCGCTACGCACGCCGCGAGGAGTTGCTTACCTACCGCGCTGACCTGGAGGCGATGGGCCACACCGTGACCAGCCGCTGGCTCAACGGCAGCCATCAGATCAGCGATGAGGGTTTGAGCGCGGAGGGCACGCGGGAGGAACGCGAGCGGTTCGCGCTGGAGGACTGGAACGACCTCTCCGAGGCGTCCCACTGCATCACGTTCACGGAGGAGCCACGCGTCAGCAACAGCCGGGGCGGAAGGCACGTCGAGGCGGGCGCGGCGCTGGCTTGGCGTAAACAATTGACCGTCGTCGGTCCGCTCGAAAATGTCTTTTATTGTCTCGGAGATGTCGAGCACTTCGACGACTGGGCGGCGTTGTTGGACGTGTACGGCTGGGCGCACTTCGAGCCCCTGCCGCCGTCGTTAGAGGTGACCGCATGAGCAACCTGAAACGCCCGATCATTCTCCGGCCCGAGGATTACCAACCCATCAGCTTTCCCCAGGGGACCGCACGCCCGGTGCGCCGCTCGTCGCCCTACCGCCGCCCGCGGCGGACCGTGGCCGCCGAGATGTGGCTCCGTCGTCGTTCACTGGCCCGCCGCGCCTGGCGTCGGAGGGTCAAACCATTGGAGGCGCTGGGCGCGCTCCTGATCGTCGTGCCCGGCGTGGGGTTCTACGCCTGGGCGCTCTGGCAAAGCGTGCCCGTCGTGGCCGACTGGCTCACCCACATCCATCTCTAATCGACGGCATAGACCAGGGGCCGGACACGCGGGCTGTACGCATCCGGCCCCTGGGAAAGGTGACATAACATCATGATACAGGATCATGAGGGAAACGCGCCTCAAAACGCGCACAATCGCATAGAAAACCCCCAATTTGTCTGCGATTATTCTTTGAATCGTGCGACGCGCTACGGGCCGGGCGAGGTGTCGCTCACGCCCAACGCGCTCACGACGCGCAACCTGCCCTATTTCCTCCTGGACATCGACCGTGAGGCAGCCGTCGCGTACGCCGTGCTGGCGCGCGACGCCGGCGTGCGCCTGGCGCACGCGATCCCGACCGACCCGGAGATCGTCGTGTGTCCGTCGCCGCTGCCCGACTGGACAACACCGCGCCTGAACAGTGACCTCCAACGTGGCCTACGTGACCTGCTCGTACAGGGGCTGGCCTGGAGTCTCCAACCGCATGCGTTAGACGGTCTCGTGCCTCCGCTGAGGCCGCCCTACGCGTTGTATTGGTCCCATGTTATCCCGACGGCGGAGATCCTCGCGGCGCTCCAGAACCAGTCGCGGGAAGAAGGAGCGGGGTTGCGCTGATGACACCCTTTGAGACCATGACGGCGCGGGGCATCACACCGGCGACGCTCGCGGCGTTCGGCGTCGTGGCGACGACACACCACGGCCGGCCCGCGCTACGCTATCCCATTCGGTTACCCGATGGGACGCCCGTGGGCCGGCGCGTCAAGTACACCGACGGCCGTGAACCCAAGGCTTTCTGGCCGGGTGGGTGCGCCGAGGGCGACATCGCAACCCAGGCACTCTACGGGGCCGACCTGATCATGGCAAACCTGGCCCATCCCCGGACACTCTTCGTCGTCGAGGGGGAGCCCGACGCGTGGTTGATGCACAGCTTAGGGTTGCCGGCGGTCTCGCTGCTGCGCGGAGCGGGTGGCGCCGTATCCGACCACGCGCGCTACGCCCTGGATCTCCTGGCGCCCGCGCGCGTCTACGTGGTCTACGACACCGATCAACCAGGACGACGCGGCGGCGTGCGTGTCGCGCGTGACCTTATGACGCCAGGCCGTGCGGTCCAGGCGCTGCGCCTCCCCGACGGCCTTGGCGAGGGTGGTGACGTGACCGACCTCTACGCCTGGTGCGGTCACAATCGCGCGCGCTTCGTCGCGGCGCTGGCGTCGCTCTCACCGCTGCCGATTCCAGCCGAACGGCGCCTCAGCGGAGGCCGATCGCCACGGCCAGCCTCGCCGCCACCAGGACATGACGACTACGCGGACTACAAGCACACGCACCCCCTGGAGCGTTTTGTCGAAGAGTTGACGGGACGAGAGGGCAAGCCCTGCGGGCACGAGCTCGTGTGGCGCTGCATGCTACCCGGCCACGACGACCGGACGCCCAGTTTCTCCGTCAACCCTGAGAAGGGGCTCTACTTTTGTTATGGCTGCGGCCGTGGAGGCGACATCATCACGCTTATGACCATGCTCGGCCGGGATGCGCGGGTGAGCGCATGACGGTCGATTCCTATCTCCACGACTTTGACGAGATCCGCCGGCGCAAAGAGAGCGAGCGCCAGGCGCAACAGCCATCCAGCCGTTTTTCATATATGAGTATCGACGATCTGCTCGACCTGCCCGAACCCACACACCGTTTCCTGCTCGGGGACATCCTGCCGGCGGCGGGATCGAGCCTACTCATCGCCAAGCCCAAGGTCGGCAAGTCGACCCTGGCCCAACAGTTGGCGGTCTCGGTGGCGCGCGGCGGAAAGTTTTTTGGCAAGGGTGTGCGCCAGGGGGTGGTTCTGTACCACGCCTTCGAGGAGCAGAATACCGAGGTCGCGCGCGCTTTCCGCATGGCGATGGTCGAACGCGGCTTACCCGGCTACTTCCACTTTGGGGACATGCCGGAGGACCGCTGGGACGCGCTGAACGCCGCCGTGGCGAGCTACAAGCCCACCCTGGTCATCATTGACACACTGGCCTACTGGATGGCGATCAAGGACTTCAACGACTACGCCCAGGTCGGCGACGCGCTTAAGCCCCTCCATCGTTTCGCGCGGACACATGACACCCATGTGATGGCCGTGCATCACATGGGCAAAAACGGTGAGTCGCCCCTGGGCAGCACGGCGCTCTCCGCGAACGTCGACACGATCATGATGCTCTCTGAGACCGAGCAAGGCCGCGTGCTGGATACCAGACAACGCTACGGCGACGCGCTACCTAAGACGCTCCTGGCGTTCGACAAGGCCACACGCACCCTTTCGCTGGCGGGGACTGTTCAGGATGTCAAGCGCGTGTCGTTCGAGGATGAGGTGCTCGGCGCCATTGGACGGCGCACGATGCTGGAGACTGAACTGCGTGGCATCCTGGAGTGCGACAAATCACGCCTCACCTCCACCCTTAACGCGCTCGTCGGGGCCAACATTATCGTACGCACGGGGTCCGGGGTACGCAACAGCCCTTACATGTACCAGGTCGTGCAGGCCCCGAATGAAAACGATGATTACGCATTTTAAAGGGTCCGCTTTCACCGTTTCTGTTTTGGCTGATTATAGTCTAGCAAAACAGAAACAGAAACAAGAAGTGAAAAGGGAGGTTGCACTTTATGATCACATCAACCGACGATACCACAACACAGAATGACGCCGTAGCCGCGCCCTCTCTTGTGCTCCATGCCGGCGGCGTGTGCCGCGAGAGTTGGGAGTTTAGCTGCTATGAGTGCGGCGACCTCATCGCGCAGAGTTGTACAGCGACCGGCCACATCACGCTCGACGACGCGATCGAGCACGCCAAAGAGGCCGGGTGGCGCTTCAAAGACGACAACCCCCAGCGCGGCTGGCGCTGTCCCTATCACGCGCTGTGGGATCTCCAGCCACCCATCATGCCTCAATTACGGAGGGTTTCATAATGGCAACCGTTAAAACCACGTCAACCACCTTCACGCGCGAATACAGCCTCGACGACGGCGACGACAAAGCCGCGATCAAGCTGCGCTTGTCGGTGCCGTTCGACCTGGCGCCGGAGCGGGTCACGGCGATCCTCGACGACCTAGTGCAGGGGCTGGAGATCGAGCGCGATGAGTACCTGGAGCGGCGGGGCCTGGGCCGGCAACAGCGGCTCGTGCCGCTGACCGAGGGGCGCGGCTTCGTATCGACCCGGGGAGGGTACGAGTCATGAGCCGCGCCTATCGCTGCGACGGCCCTTGCCAGCAGACCATCGCCCGCGACCGGGACGTGACAATCCTGAAGGCGCACAAGCTGGGCAGCGACGATCAGTCGCCCTGGCTCGGCGTCAAGATCAAAGGGCGGACGTACGTGCACCTATGCGCGGAGTGCCTGGAGCGGGTGGCGGCCGTCGCGGTCTACGAGGAGCCGACGGGGGAGTCGAAAGAGGCGGTGGCCCCATGAGAACCACGACCCGCGCCGCCCTCGCGGCTTTCATGTACGACGCGCTCTATGCGCTTGGGGTAGGGGCTGTCGTGCCTGTCTCGGTGTATATCAGTGACTACAAGGATGGGACGGTCCCACGCTGGACCGTCGTGGCGCGGGAGGATGCCGGGCCAACGGGTGTTCTCCTGGAACTCGAAGACCCTGAGAGCGGGGCCGGTGCCAGGGCGTGTCAGCTTGTGCTCTTCGCTGAGGACAAGGGGCATGTGCGGACGTGCGTCCTGGCTTTTCCGACGAAGGTCTTGCGCGGACCGCATTACATGAGCAGCGGAGATTGCCGCATGAACGCGCTGTGCGATCTGGTGCAGAACGCGGAGAAGGCCGGCCGGGGGCTGGCCGTCGCGGAAAGAGGGGTGGCCTGATGACAACCGAAAAAGCAGTCCTGCCGCTGACGCCCTCAGCCCAGCCGGAGCCGATCACCCGCGCCGCCCTGGAGGGCCGTATCGCCGCGCAGGGCCACGAACTACGCCTCGTGCGCACGATCACGTACATGGATAGCGAGTTTCGCGGCGTCGAGGGCCGGCTGCCGTCGTACGCGACGTACCTGTCGTGCGCGACGTGCGGAGCGTCGGTGGATAAGGACACGGAGGGGATGGACGTGGACGCGCGGCTGCTCGCGGCGTGCCAGGAGCCGGTGTGGGTGAGCTACCAATGGGAAGGCGATGAGAACGACGAGGAGGGGGATGTATGAGCGCCGCCGAGAAGCCGCTACGTTCGCCCTTAACGTGGTTCGGGGGGAAGGGCGTCATCGCGCACAAGATCATTCCGCTGTTGCCGCCCCACGCGTGCTACGTCGAGCCCTTCTTCGGCGGCGGGTCGATCTTCTGGCACAAGGGGCATGTGCCGGTCGAAACCATCAACGACGTTGATGACGGTGTGATCCACTTCTACCGCGTGTTGCGCGACCCGGCCCAGTTCGGGGAGTTCCGGCGCCTGTGCGCACTCACGCCCTACGCCCGGGCGGAGTTCGAGGACTGTCGTCGGCTCGTCGCGGAGAGCACAGACCCAGTGGAGCGCGCCTGGGCCTGGTTCGTGTGCGTGCGGCAGGCCTTCGCCGGCGGGACCGGCACGGGCGCGCGCTCCGGTTGGAAGTACAGCGTATCGCGCCAAAGCGGCGTGGAGGCGCGCGGCCAGGAGGCGATGGGAAAAGCGTACTGGGGCTACCGCACGGGCAACGTCGGCAACAGCGCCGGCAACCGCTGGCTCTCCACCGTGGCGGGGCTGCCCGAGGTCCACGCGCGGCTGCAGGGCGTGCAGATCGAGCACGGCGACTGGACGCGGGTCATGGACGCCTATGCCAAGCCCGACGTCTGTTGCTACCTCGACCCTCCCTATGTGATGGAGACACGCGGACGCTACAGCAAGCGCTACGCCTACGAGTTGGCCGACGCGATGAATGAGGGCGGCCGGATCTGGACCGTGACACCGACACAAATGGAGGCCGACGTCGTGGCGCACCACGCGCTGGTCGATTACCTGCTGGCGTGCCCGGCCATGATCGTCCTCTCGGGGTATCGTTTCCGGCCGGTCCACGATCGGTTAGAGGAGCGTGGCTGGCAGCGTATCGACCTGGACGTGGCCCTGTCGAGCCCACGCCAACGGACCGGTGTGCGGCGCGTCGAGTCGGTGTGGCGTAACCCGAGCGCCGTGGCGGCGTGGATGCAGGCCCGTCAGCAACAGCCGTTGTTTCGCGAAGAGAGCGGGACAGAGGGGGACAGATGATCACCGTGAGCCGTACCAACCCGCCACCGTGGATCGTGCACGTCGGTGAGAACGACCACGAGATGACCTGGCCCTTCACCACCCAGGCCGACGCGGAGGCGGCCTACCGTGTGGCCGTCGCGTCCGGCCAATTCGCGCATCAGCTCAGGACGGGCGCCACGCTGACGCTGGTGAGCCTCTGGCGGCGGGTGGATACGACCACGATCAGCGGTGAGCCGCATATGCATTACGTCGGCGTCGACGTGACGGACACACCACCGACAGGAGGGCCAACCAATGACACCCCTTGAGATGCGCTACGAGGCGCGGCCCGACCGATTTGGCACGCGCCTGTGGGACACACGCCACGGCTGCTGGATGAGCGCCGCGCACCCCAATGCCGCCTGGCTGCACGAGCTGGCCGTCATGCTCTCCATCCAGAGCAATGTTAGGGATGAGATGCGGGCTGAACGCCTGGCGTGGGAGGAGGTGTACGGCTCAGTAGCGTAGATGCTTTTACTGTGGATAAGGTGTGGATAGATTGCGAGAGGAGAAAGAGGGAGATGGACATTGAGCGGATCGCGCGGACATGCCACGAAGCCAACCGGGCGCTGTGCCTGGCGTACGGCGACACGTCGCAGGTGGCGTGGGAAGACGCGCCCGCCGACATCAAGGCGTCGGCCATCGACGGCGTGGGCCACGCCGTTGACCACCCTGAAGCCACACCGGAAGATTCGCATCTGAACTGGTGCGCCTTCAAGGTGGCTGATGGCTGGGTCTACGGCCCGGAGAAGGACGCCGACAGGAAGACGCATCCCTGCCTGGTGGACTACGACAAGCTGCCAGCGGAGCAGCGAGCTAAGGACTATGTGTTTCAAGCCATTGTTCAGGCGCTGGTCTCGACGTGCGCGTCGCACGAGTGGCACAACGCGGGCTTCGACGGTATGGGCTGCCTGCGGCTGTATTGCCGGCAGTGTGGCGCGACAAAGAAAGAGTGTTAGGGGAGAGAACAGCATGAGCAAGGATACGACGGTCACCATCGACAAGACCGCGCAGATCGCGCACGCCTTTACCTACCATCCTCCAAAAGAGGGCCAACCGGAAAAGTACACGCAGCTCCGCGAGAAGGCTAAAGAGTTGGCGCTGCTCATTGCTGAACTGACGCCGAGCAGCCGCGAGCAGTCCGTCGCGTTGACCGAGGTAGAAACGGCGGTGTTCTGGGCCAACGCGGCGATCGCGCGGCATGGCTCATGACGGACACGCGACGAGAGCGGTTAGCGGCGCTGGAGCACGAGCAATGGACTATGTGGGCCGGCGACATCGCGTGCACGGAGGCGATCACGCCCGCGCGCCTCGCACGGTGGGAGCGGCTCATCGCGACGCCCTACGCGGACCTGACCGAGGCCGAGAAGGATCAGGATCGGGAGTGGGCCGACCGCGCGCTAGCGCTCCTCGACGTGGAGGGACAGATCGCCGCCGCCCCGTCGTTGGCGCTGCACCTGGTCGGGCGTGCGCTCGACACGCGGGCCGACGCGCTCGGCCGGGGCCAGGAGGCGCGGATGTGCCGCACGCTGGCGACGGAGGCGTACCGGCTGCGGCTCGCCGTCGTCGGCGCGGAGTACATCGAGAGCGAGGGATTGGAGTGATGGCTAAATACCGCAAGCGCCCGATCGTGATCGAGGCCGTGCCGTTCGACCCGCACGCCGCCGTGTGGCCGGCCGGCGTCACGCCCTGGCCCGATGAGCACGGCCGACAGCCCCGCGACATGAGTTGGGGCTACATCGACACGCACGACGGCCGGATGTCTGTGCAGGTCGGTGAATACATCGTGACGGATGCCGACGGCGACGTGTATCCATGCCCCGCGTCGGCCTTCAAGGCGCGCTACGAACGCGTGGAGGGCACATGATGGCTTGGCGTTTCGTGCGGCCCTGGCGCAGGCGACGCCTCCCGGCCGTGGCAACGACAACGGACCGTGAGGCGAAGTTGTACCCCTTGCGCATACGGACCACCATCGCCCATGACGTCCTGGAGCGCACCACGCGGGGGCGCTTCCCGTGCGCGGGCAGGGACGATGCCCGGATGCTGGCCGAGGTTCTGACCTGGCCGGCGGTGGGGCCAGGGCCGGGGGTACGCCGATGACGCGGGCACGACGGCGCCCGCTGCTGCGTGGCCGGGGCGGCCTGATTTGGCTCGACGATGAGTGGCATACGTGGTGTCTGGTGGTGCGCCGACGACCGTGGAGGAGATGGCGATGAGCCGCGCCGACGTGTTGGAGCGGCGACCATCCCGGCCGAGTAAGCGCGTGCACGCCGACGCCCGCCGGGCGGCCTGGGAGCCAGACGCGCGGGACCGCGAGATCGTGCGCCTGCGTGACGAGGAGGGCTGGACCGTCGCGCGGATTGGGACGCAGGTGGGGGTGTCCGGGCAACGGGTGAGTTACCTCTATTTGCGCTACAAGATCAGGATGGGGGAGCGCCACGCCGAAGGGGAGGATCGGGGATGAGAGGCGGGTGGTATCGCCGCTGGCGGGAGCGCGCGCGGGGTGAACGCTGCTGTGTGTGCGGTCAGCTGCTGGCTGGCCGCACGAGCAAGCCCGTGGCGCGCGGGTGGGACAGCGCGGGGGCGGAGACCTCAGCGGAGGCCGGGGACCGCCGCCGGCGCTGTGCCTCATGCGACGCGGCCTACTGGGCGGCATGGAGGACGCGCCGGGAGGACGTCGGGCGGGACAGCCCTGAGCGGCCCTGAGCGGCCACGGTGGCAAGAGACACGACGAGGGCCTGCACCGCTATGGTGGCAGGCCCTCGTGCGTTGCCAGTGACAGGCTAGATTATGGAATAGTCGTACGGGGCAGCACGGGCGCGGGACGGTTAACGGTTTTGGCGAAAACGCCGTAGACATGCCCGCACTGATTGCAATGCGCGACATTAAACCATGGGTCGCCGTCCTCAGACGTTTCGGTACTTGGCGTGGATACGATGTACTCTATGCCCTTGATGTCGCAATCGGGGCATATTGGTCGTGCGTCAGCCATAGCTTACGTTCTCCTGTGATGTATGAACCGCCGTGCGGGGTTAGGCGGGGGTGTCGTCGTCGCGCATGGGGTTGGGGCGCTGTCTCGTGCTACGACTGGCGAGGTACGCGTCGAGCCACGCCTGGGTCGTCAGGTGTACGATGCGCGGTCCTGACATTTTGGTCACCGTCTTGAGGCGGCCGGATTGCACCGCTGCCGCGATGGTTTTGTTGCTCCTCATGCCCGCGCGCCTCTTGGCCTCAGTGACTGTGAAGTATTCCTGGTCATCATCGGGCATGAGTCGCCGCTATCTCTCCCTACATCATCCGTCTTCATCGTGGTGCTCCTCAAACCAACGTGGCTCCTCTTTCAAGAGATTATCCATCGCCCACTGGCGCAAGAGGACCGCCGCCGGCGTACGCTTCTTTTTCGCGACATGCTCCAGGAGGGCGTGATCCTCGGGGGATAAGCGAACCGTGACTTTCATGGTGTGCTGCACTTCCCTTCGTCGTTTGTCTACCAACCTATTTCACCCCCTCATCGTTATAGAGCATGCCATAGGCTACTATACGACGACTAAGGGCTTGCCATGAGCCACTAAAAGCGGCTACTATTAGTATACGGTAGACGGCTTAGAGCTATCTGTTAGCCGCTCATATCGCCTAACAGCCCCTGTCATAGCAACAGAAAGGGAGTTCACCCATGTATCTGTCCACCATCATCGTCGGCCTGGCGCAAGCCGCGTGCGTCACGGGAGATCCCGTTTGCGAGAAGCTCAAAACCTACGCCGGCTGGATGCCCAGCTGGCTGCAATACGCGTGGGTCATCGGTATCGTGATCGCCGTCGTGATGGGCGTCATCGGCCATCGCCGCGGCTGGGACCACATGCGCGAGGTGATCACCGCGCTGATCATCGCGTCCGTCCTCATCAGCGGCGCGGCCACGTTCGTCTAGCATGGGGGAAGGGAGCACTCACATGGCCTATGGATGTCGGACTCTCGCTTTCGCGGACGACAAGACGCGCGTGCTCTTCGGCTTGACGGTACCGCAGACCGTTGCCGTCGTCGGCTCCTGGCAGGGCGTGCTGCATCTGGAGCCGCACCTGCTCGGCGGGTTCGGCGGCGTCGCGGCCGGCGGTCTCGTGATGGGGGTCTGCAAGCTCACCGACGGCGTGCGCCGGGAGGCGCGTCTGGCTCATCTCGGCGGCTACCTCGTGCGCCTCGTCCTTGGGGCCGGGAAAATCACGACGACGCGGCACATCATCCTGGAGGTGGACGGCTACACACGCGACGCGCTGACGGAGGATGAACAGGACACGCGTCTGGCCAACCGTCTGCAGACGATCATCGCGTCGATTGGGCCGGGTGGCGCCGCGCAAATCCTGGTCACCAACAACGCGCGCGATCACCGCGCGCTCATCGAGGAGGCGCGCGCCAGCCAGCGTCCCCTCGGCCGAAACCTGGCCGAGCTGGGCGACCGCGCCGTGGAGCGGCTGGCGGCGCGCGGGATGCGCGAGACCGACATCCGGTTCTACCTCGTGCTCTACGAGCCCAAGGTGGCCCGCCGCGCGCCCTGGTGCCCGCGCCTAATGCGCCGGCTGCCGCTCCTCTCCCTCGTCGCGCGCCGTCTGTTCGGCGCGGGCACATCCTCTCAGCTGCTGCTGACGAATGTGGCCGCCGAGACACACACGCGCCTGCGCGCCATGGGGCTCTCCTCGCGCGTCGTGCCGGCGGTGACGGGTGACGACGCCACGGGGACCGCCCGTCCGCTGACAACCGGCGAGATGGGCAACGCCTGCCGCCTCTCCGATGGGCGCTATGCGGCGAGCTTCTCGCTGCTGACGCCGCCCGCGCGCACCGATCCGGGGTGGCTTGATCGTCTGGTCAACCTTCCCGGACCGTATCGCCTGGCGGTGTGGGCACACGGCACCGACCCCAACCGGGAGCGCACGCGCCTCTCCACGCGCAACCGGCAGACGGGCTTACATCTGCTGACTGCGAGCGCCGGCGTGGGCGAGAAAAGCGCGCAGTTCACGGAAGCGGAAGAGGCCATGATGCGCCTCCGGCAGCCGAACCAGGCGATGATCAAGGCCGGGGTCTATGTGACCTGTATCGCGGATACGGCCGAGGACGCCATCGCCAAAGCCCAGCAGGGCGTGCTCGTGATGGCGTCGCCGGCGCCCGGCGTGTTCCATCAATACCCGCTGGCGGCATCGACGCTGCCGGGGCATGACGCGGCGCGCTGCTGCTGGCGCATGGACGCCGAGACCGTCGCCAATATGTATCCGTTCAACCGCACGAACCCCTCGACCGTCGCCGGGCTGACGCTGGGCGAGACCGACCGCGGCGAGCTCGTCAGGCTCGATCCTGGCGATGAGAGCCTGCGCAACTCCCTGGCCGTGATCTTCGGTCTTTCTGGCATGGGCAAATGCGTGACGCCGGACACCCTTGTGTGGGCGAAAGGGTTGCGGCGATTCGGGGACGTGTGGGGTGAGTCGTCGATCCAGGGGCCGCATACTGTTGACCATATCATCGGCTGGTACGACGATGGCGAGCGGGACGGCTACCGGGTCGAAACGGAGTCGGGCTTCGCGATTGACGGGACGCCCGCCCACCGCGTGTGGGTGCGCGACGACGATGGGTATGAGGGATGGCGACGCCTGGGTGAGTTGACGGGGCGCGAGTTCGTTGGCCTGGCCCGTGGCATGGCCGACTGGGGCGACGACGACATGCCGCTCGACGAGGCGTATGCGCTGGGAGTCGTCATCGCCGATGGGTGTTTCTCCGTGACCGGGCGGCGTCAGGCCCTCCAGGTGGACAAGCATCCCGTGGTGCTCGACGCCATCGCGCCCGTGCTGGGGCGCTGGCGCCACTGCGGCGGTAATCCGAGCGACGCGGCGGTGACGATCACTCTGCATAACGATCGCCACGGGACAGCCAGTATCGGCGCGCCGCGCCTGCATACCTGGCTCGCCGACACGTACGGCCTATCGCCGGCCCACAGCCACGATAAGCACGTTCCTTCGTCCGTCTTGCGCGGCACGCGCCCCGTCGTGCGCGCTTTCCTGCGAGGCTACTTCGACGGGGATGGCTACTGTAACACCCACGGTGGCCTACCGATTAACGTCGCGGTCAGCACCGCCAGCCCTGCCCTCGCCGCGCAGATACAGCACCTGCTCTTGGGCCTGGGGGTCTACGTCGCGCTGCGCTCCAAGACTGTCCCTAACCATCGGCCGGCGCACATCGTCGCCGTGCGTGACAGCGAGGCCTTCGCCCGCGAGGTAGGGTTCACGCGCTACGGCCTGCGCAAAGACCAGACCTTCCTAGCTCTCCTAGAGAGGCCGCGCAACACGAACGCTGATACCGTGCCGGGGATGCGCCCCCTTTTGCGCGCGGCGCGCGCCCAGGTCGATCGTTCCCATCCCGACGCCGCGGTGTGGGTCACGGCCGGGAGCGCTTACTGCGCCCCCAGCAGTACCTGCAACCCCAGTTACGCAATGCTGCGCCGGCTCCTGCCCACGCTCACTCCAAGCTCCGAGCGATCCGAGATTGCGCGCATTATCGGCGAGCACCGGGCATGGACGCGCATTGCGCGGATCACGCCGTCCCTACAACGCCGGATCGACTGCGAGGTGGAAGGGTCACACGCCTTCGTGGGCAATGGGATGATCAACCACAACACCCTGGCCACGCAGAAGGTTATTTTGCAATGGCGGCTGCGTGGTGGGCCGGTCACGATCCTGGACCGCTCGGGGCACTACCAGTGGCTCGCGGACGTGATCGGCGGTGTGACGGTCAGGACCGCCGACGAGATGGCGGCGCTTCCTCTAACCACGCCGTTCGTGATCGTGGACCTCACGACCAACGACTTCAACCCGGCGTTGCGCGCCGCCGTCGATCGGCGCGTCCAGGCGAAAGCGCACGATATGCAGATGCTCTTCGTGGTCGAGGAGGCGTGGCAACTCGAATACCTGGATAGCGCGCTGTGGGTGATGGACCTGGCCAAGCGCGGCCGCCACTGGGGCGGTTTTGTGTGGTGGGTCACGCACGATCCCAAAGAGTTGCTCAACCATCCGCAGCTTGTCTCGATGTTCGACCAGGCCGCGATCAAGATCGCCTTCGCGCTGGTGGACAGCGAGGGTGTCGCGTCCCGCCTCGGCTCGGCGATGGGCCTGACGCCCAAGGAGATCGAGACCGTCAAGGCGCTGGCCCAGGGCGAGTGTTACCTGATGCGGCACAACGCTTTGGACGGCTCCATCGTGCGGGGCAAGGTCAACGTGGATGCCTCCGACGAGGAGTTGTGGCTATTCGAGAGTGACCCGCGCCACTGGCAGTACAAGCGGCGGGAACAGGAGATCGCGGCGTGCAAGGGCGACGTGTGGCAGGCGGTCAAACACCTGGTAGAGACCGTCCCCTTTCGTCCGCAGGAGAAAGAGGCCGTCGCGGCGGCCGAGGCGCTGCTTGCCTCTGACGGGTCGGAGAGGGCGGTATGATCGCCGTGGTTAAGACGCTGTTGCTGCTCGCCGTCATGCTTGCGCCCGCGCCCAAGCCCACGCCGACGGATACGCCGACGGCGACGCCCGCCCCGACGCAGACCGCGCGGGTCATCATCGTCGCGGCCACCCCGGCGCCGACCGCGACCAGAGAGCCGACGAGCACGCCCATGCCGGTGGGCGCTGTATCTCTGACGGCCACGACGTCGTACACCGACGGCGTGGGGCCGGGGCAGGGCCCAGGCTGGAACCTGGGGCCGCTGGGGACGATCCACTGGTTCGATTGGATTAGTGGCATCTTTCAGGGCATCGTTGGTTGGATCGGTACGGGCATCGGCGACGTCGTGCATGCCGGCGAGGGGCTCTTCACGACCGTCCCCCGTCCCGACCGTTATCCCGCGCTCACCGGCTTTCTGACGTTCCTGCTCCAGGTCGGCGAGGGCTCGGCCGCGTCGTTCTTCGTGTTCGGCGTCGTCTTGCAGCTGCGCGGGACGGTGTGGGGTAACGACGCGGCCGTGGCGCTGGTGGGTACGGCGATGATGGGCCGCGCCATCGAGTCGTCGATCCTCATCCCGGCCGCCCTGACGATCGTGGACATCGTGCTTGGGCTGGCCCAGGACCTCTCGACCACGATCACCAACCATGCGGGCCTGCACAACCTGGGCGATACGATCCTGCGTTTACTCGGCGCGCTGCTGACGGTGAGCGTCAACCCGTTCAGCATCATCGTCGCGCTCGTCGGCGTGCTCGTGTTGGCGCTGATCCTTCTGCTGATCCTGGGCGCCGTGGCGGTGCTGGCCTGGATGGTCTGCATCGGTCCCCTGGCGCTGGCGACGTGGCCGATGGGTGGACGTGTGGCCGGGCGCTGGGTGTGGAACATGACGGCGGTGGCGCTCTGGTTCGCGGGCTGGGCCGTCTGGATCAAGATCGTGGCCTCCGTGCTCACGGACCTGGCCGTGTCGCCGCTGCTGACGCCGTTCGAGGTGCTGGCGCTGCTGCTGCTTGGCTACGGTATCCCCCGGCTGGTCGATGACACCCTCGGCACGAGTACGGCGAGCCATGGCAGCGGGCTGGCCGGGTTCGCGGTGGGCCTGGGGACGGCGCTGGCGTCGCGTGGGGCTGGAACGGTCGGCGGGCAAGTGTGGGGTCGTATCGCCCAGGCGATGAAGTAGAAAGGGGTTGTCGTGATGTTCGGTAAAGTGTTGCGTATGATTCCATTCGGCGAGCAGGTGTGGGCTGTTCTCTCTTGGTGGTGCCGCCCGCCCGACATGTGGCGTCGCCTCTCGCTGGAAGGAACACTCTCGCCCCGTCAGCTCGGGCAGGCGGCGAAGGCGCTCGCTGGCCTTGCCGCACTCTATGTCGCGCTCACCTATTTCCATCTGCCATCCTGGAGTGTTACTCTAGTAGCAACCGCCGTGGGCGTCACGGGGGGAACTGTTGCGCTGGGGGTGACGGGCTATGGACCTCTTCGAGTACTTCGTGCGCGAGTATCGGCTGAAGGACAGAGTGCGGTACGAGCAGGATCTGCAAGCGGCCGGTCGGGAGGGATGGGAGCTAATCTCGGTGATCCCCTTGTCGACCAACTCCATGTTGGCGGGCGCAACGACGGACATCCAAGCGACCTTCAAGCGCAAGATCCCGACGCAGAGCCAGCAGCTTCCCCAGCAGCGCGTGTCCTAACGCCCACTGGCCTATCTCCTGACGGCAGGGTAAAGGGGGGCGCATCCCATGGCGCATAGCCCCCTCTCACCCCTGAAAATCCATGCGCACAGCCATGCGCACGCGTCTGAGCCATGCGCACGTCATGCGCACGCCCCATCTCAGGCCAGCGCGGGCTGTGCGCACCCTCTTGGGCACGCCTTTACCCTGCCGCCTCTTGCTCTTCCTGGGTGGCTCCCATGAGCGCGCCCACGTCAGAGCGTGTGCGCTTCAACACCACCATCGCGCCGGCGACGGCCGCGCTCGTCGAGCACTATGCCGAGGAATGGCAAGTGCCCAAGGGCGAGGCGCTTGACCGCCTCGTGAAAGCGGCGGCAGGCACCGAAGCGGCCGAGCGCCAAGCCGAGGCGGGCCTGGGCGCGCTCGAGGAGATGACCCGCCGGCTGCTGGGCGACTACACCGACCTGATGACGCGCCAGCTCAAAGAGTTGCTCGACGGCCCCCACATCGAGGCCTCCACCGCCCGGCTGCTGCTCTTCGCCCTGCTGGCCGCGTGGAAGGGGCCGCACGCGGCGGCGCTCAACGAAGACCACGCCGTGCGCATCGCGCGCCAGGCCCGCGCCGATGGACGGTTCCCACAGATGCCCCGACCCTCAACAGGCGATGAGGACACAGCCCAGACACGCCCTCAACGGTGGCCCGCGCCTGCTCCCGTCGTCGTCCCAGAGGACGTGCCACCCGCGCCGCGGCGGCGATGGTTCGCACGGTTGTTACCCGCCTCGAAGTGAGGCGCGGCGGAAGGAAGGAGATGACTGATGCATCCCGTGGTCGCGCGGATCGCCCGCGCCTTCGGCTATGACGATCAGGAGAAGCCGGCGAGCCCGCGCCCTGAGGAGCAGGCGACCGTGCTGATCCATCCGGGGTACTGGCAGGAGATGGACGCCGAACGGGCGACGTCGCCGGCGGGGGACGCATCCGAGGCGGAGTGGATGGCGTGGCTAACGGCCTCAGCGGAGGCGACGGACGCGGGGCATGACCTGGCCGCGCCGTTTGGCCCCGCTCATCCAGAGTGGCAGGACTGGCTCACGTTACTGGAGACCACGCCGGACGATGACCCCTGGCAACGTCTCGGGGAGTGGGAGCACACCCACGCGCATGAGCTGGAGCGATAGGGCAATGAATGAGCGACAAACCCCTCACCCTGATCGACACGCGCTACCAGGCCAACAACATCCGCGCGCCTGCACGCCTCACGCAGCAGTGTCGCTACATCAGCCGTGCGGGGGATGTCCCGCTATTCGGCCGGCTGCTGGCCCCGGTGTCCCCCCAAGAGGCCCGCTCCCTTATCGCGTCCCATGGCCTGGCGCCGCACTGGACCGGGCCGGTGGCGTACCACCGCCTGATCCTGTCCGTACGGGCCGATCGAGGACTCGACGACACGGCGACAGCGCGGGCGCTGGTGTGTGGCGCGCTTGACGAACTGGGCCTGTTGCTGGACCGGCGGCCGGTGTGGGTGGCCGGCGTGCATCGCGACACGGACCACACGCATGCGCATGTGCTGCTGGCGGGGTCGGACGAGGCCGGTAATGCCGACAGAGAGGGACGCTCGGTGGAGATCAGGGGGCGGGCGTTGGAGCGATGGAAGCGCCAGGTCGAGGAACGGGCGCGACGATTAGTGGGATAAGTTCACGGGAGAAGGGATAAAAATGAGCGAGGCCGAACGGATACAACCAACGCCCTGTTGCTATATTGACCCGACCACCAAGAAGTCGTGCCGCGATCACGCTGAGTGGCAGATCACGAACACGACCGAGGGCGCGGACCCCTACGACTACACCGAGGCGTGTACAGCGCATGTCGGCGCGCTGCTCACAGAAGGCGGAGACCATGCGGTCTACCCGATTGATCCGGCATGAGGAGGACTGGTGATGAGGACGCTGGAGAGCATACAAGCGCAATTCCCCGAAGCGGAGTTTCCTCCCAAAGAGCACTGCCCGCGTTGCCACGGCGCGGGTTTATATAGAGATCAGGACGGTGATGCGCTGCCGTGTTATTGCCTGTTCTGGCCGGAAGATGAGATGGATCTGGCGCGCGAGGCCATGGAAATGCTCGCGGACACGGCGGGTAGCCTACGTGCGTCCACCTGGCCGCGACGGTAAGCCGTGATGGCATAAGGAGGTCCACCATGCGCCGCATCCTGCTCACGCTCCTCATCGCCGCCGGCCTCGTCGCCGGCTACCACGCCCTGCTATCGCAGCACACCACGCGGCTACAGACCACGCGGGTCTACCAGACCGCCGTCGTCGCCGCCTCGTACCCCGCCGCCGTCGCCGCCGACCTCTACGACGCATCCCAGCGCCATCAGCTAAAGCTCACGCGGATGGCCACGGGTAAGCTCCGCGTCGTGAGCTGGCCGCAGTGGAGTGGCCCCAGCATCGGCAGCCGCTATGCCCGCTTGCAGGCCACGAGCGGGCACATGGCGCGCGTCCGGCAGTGGACCGTCTACCTGTTGCTCCTGGTGGCCGCGCTCGTGCTGTGGCGGCTGTGGCGGCCCCTGCTGCGCCTCTCACGCCACGTTGCTGGCGGATTGCGCCTCTCGCGTTCAAGTGGCTCGGCCGGCTGGGCGGGCTGGTACGTGTGGTGGCGACTCTATGCCCGTCGCCGCGAGGTCCCCTTTAGCATCGGCCGTATCGGGCCGTTGGGAATAGGTCCGCGCCTGTCGGTCAGGGAACGCGACCAGGCGCGTAATGCCATTCTGTGGGGGCCCCCCGGCTATGGAAAGACCAGGCTCATCGTCGAGAACGTCCTGCGTCTGTCGCCGCGGCACAGGCGCTCGGGCCGGCTGCCCAGCCTGACCTTCACCGACTCGAAAGGCTCGATCTACGCGCAGACGGCGGGCTGGCTCACGACGCTCGGCTACCGCGTCGTCAGGATCGACTGGCTGGACCCGACCAGCGACGGCTATAACCCGCTCGACCCGGCGCACATCCAGGAGCCGGCCGACGCGTTCGCCTGGGCCGCCAGCCTCATTGAGAATACCGGCCGCAACAGCGACACGCCGTACTGGGATGATACGACGACGCTCCTGCTGATCGCGACGCTGTGGCACCTGATGGAGGAACACGGCACGGCCACGTTGCGGGGCGTGCAAAAGTTCCTGGGCCAACCCGCCGAGACGATCAAGAGCACGCTGCGTCGCTCCAACAGTGAGCCGGCCCGCGAGGCCGCCAGAGGCATGCTGGGGAACATGGAGAAAAACGACCGGCTCGAAGGGTCGGTCTTTAGTGGCCCTCCGCTCAAGTTCATGGCGCTGTGGGACAGCAGGATCGTGGAGTCCACCAGCCGTAACGCGGTGGCTTGGCGCGACCTGGCTGACCCTGCCCTGCCGCCCGTCGCGGTCTTCGTGACGCTGACGCCGGGCTACGAGCGCATGCTGCGGCCCTTCGTGGGCGCGCTCTTCGACCAGATGAACATCGAGCTACTCAGGGAGGCGAACAGCGCCGGCGGGGCCAGGAAGACGTTGCGGCGGCGGGTCCAGAACTGGTGGGACGAGATCGGGACCATCGGCAAGATCGCCGACCTGCCCGCGCGGCTGAACACGACGCGCGAGGCCGGGATCGGGACCGTCATCGGCGCGCAATCGACCACGCAGCTTGACGAGATCTACACCGAGGCCGGCCGCAAGATCATCTTGCAGGGCTGCTACGCCCACCTCGTGCTACCGGGCCTGCGCGCCGAGCAGGCCGAGGCCGTCGCGGTTGAGTTGGGTCAGGCGACCGTGGCCCAGCGCCAGGGCGGCGCGACCAGGGATGGCGGCGAGATCCTGATCCGTCAGGGCAACATGGGTCTCTCCGAGAAAGGCCGACCGCTGTTGACTGCCGACGAGGTGAGGCGGCTGTGGGCGCCGCAGCTGCTCGCCATCGTCGGCAACCTGCGGCCCGTCAAGGTGTGGTGGCCGGGGCGCTGGTATCGGAACCCGATCCTGAGGCGGCGCGGGGCCATCAAGCCGCCCGTCGCGATCCCCGCCAAGCCAGTCCTACCCGCGCTGCCGGCGACCGGACCGACGGCGGACCTGCTCATTGACTGGCAGGTGCTTGATGGCACGCTCTAACCTCGACGAACGCATCCAGGCGTACCGGGAGCGTTTCGCCTACGTCGATGAGTCCTACTGCATCCAGCAGCCCCTCTGGCACGACCAGGACGGCCAGGAGCGGGGCGGGCACTATCTTCGGGCCTACGACCAGCGTTTCGGCAAGGAAAAGCCGCTAGCGTTGACCGACGAGCTCGTCGAGCGCCACCTGCGTGGCCAGACGACACTGGCCTTTTACTCCGTGCAGAGGGTCGGGCAACAGACGCTGTGCCGCGAAGGAGTGATGGAGTGCGACGACAAGCGGCCCGTGCCGGACCCGCATCAACCGGGCAAAGTGGCGCGCTATGAGGCGATCAACGGCCGCGAGCTGATGCGCGACGCGCACCTGCGGCTCGAGCGGGCCGGGATCAACAGCGCGCTCGAGCTGTCACGGCGTGGCGCCAGGGTCAGGATCTTCGCCGTCGAGCCTGTGCCGGCGCGGTCGATGCAAAACCTGCTGCTCTATGCTGCCGGCGCGGAAGAACGCGCCCGGATGGCCGAGGGGCGTGGCGCGGTCGAGGTCAACCCGAAGCAGGAGACATTGGGGGAGGGTAAGGTCGGCAACAGCGTGCGGGGACCGTTTGGTCTACATCAAAAGAGCGGGGAGCGCTACCCGTTCATCACCCCCGACGGCGCGCCGGTGGCGACGACATTAGGGGGCCAGCTCGCCTATATCCTCTCGGTGCCAACTGTAGACGTGGCGCGGGAGGTCGAGCGGCGGCCGTGGCTGGAGGAGGAGCGCGTGGGCACGCTGGACCGGGCGCCAGAGCGTCAACCAGAGCGTCAACCGGAGCGCTGGCGTGCCCTGACGCCGCTGGGCCAGTCGCCCATTGAGCGCTGGAAACAACAGCATCCCCTCGAGGAGGTGTTGGCTGGCTACGGCGTCGAGGTCAGTCGAAGTGGCGTCTATCACTGCCCGCTCGATCACCACGGCGATGGCGATCAGACACCGAGCCTGTCGGTGGACCTGGAGCGTGGCTTGTGGCACTGCCACACCGTCGGGCAAGGGGGCAGCGCCCTAGATCTCGTCATGGCGGCCGAAGGGCTCACGTCGGCGCGTGAGGCCGTGGCCTACCTGCGTGGGCGGGGCGAGATCGCACCCGATCTGGTGGGCGTGGGGCGGGGCGGCGAGGAGATGGGCGGGTTACGCTAACGAGAGAACGCTACAGCGAAGAGGAGTGAACGATGCCAACACATGAAGAGGTCATCACCGGGCTGCGCGCGGAGCGCGATGCGCTTTACGCCGACCGGAACCGTGCCGTGCAATTGGCGGCGGCGCTGGCTCAACAGCTGGGCCAACGGGTGGGCGTGCGCACGGACCCCGACGAACCTGACTGGCCGGTGCTCATGATCGACCTGCCAGACCAGTGGGGACAGCGGCAACAGGTGGCGTGGCATCTCGCGCGTGAGGACATGCTCGCGGGCCAGTGGGACGCCTATCCCGATCCGTGGGACGGTCACAGCGACGAGGAGAAGGCCACGCGCATCCGGCGCTACGTGTACAGCCCGCCACCCACCGGGCACGAGGTGATGACCGACCGGACCTTCCTGGCGCGCGTGTTCCACATGGCCCACAACGATGAGCGCCTGAGCGACCTCATCCCCGCTGACACCGACGACGATCCCCTGACGCGTGAGGAGTTGGCGCTGCGCATGGCGATGATGGCCCTGATGCTGGCGATGTACGAGGTGCGCGGCCTGCAAGATGACACGATTGACGCCACGAATCCGGGCCGGCGCATCTACAAAGTGGTCAACAGCATCCATGACGACTGGGAGCGCCTCTCGCGGTCGTTCGACGAGATGCGCGTGGCGCGCGGTGCGGAGCCGTGGTTGGCGCGGTGGTGAGCGCGCCTCGGCGGAGGTTAGGCGGCGATGTCGTCGGTGAGCAACCCCTGGGCCAGCACGCAGGCGACCAACTCCGGGTCGAACTGCGACCCGGCCCCCTGCGCGATCTCCCGCAGCGCCGCCGCCGGCGTCAGCCCCGCGCGGTAGGGCCGATCCTCGCTCATCGCATCGAACGCGTCGACCACGCTGACCAGGCGCGCGATCGCCGGGATCTCCATCCCCGCCAACCGGCGTGGGTAGCCTGTCCCGTCCCAGCGCTCGTGATGCCCCCAGGCCGCCGCGCGCACGAGGGGCGACGCGCCGCCGCGCGCCAGGATGGCGCGGCTATGCGAGGGGTGATACGTCACGCAGGTCCACTCATCTGGCGAGAGGGCGCGTGGCGCCGCCAGGATGGCGACCGGGACCAGGAGCTTCCCGATGTCGTGCAGCGCCGCCGCCGCGTACACCTCGGCGATGCGTCCATGGTAGGGCTCGCCGGGGAGGTGCGGCGCGATCCCCGCGACGAGGCGAGCCACGCGCAGCGCATGGGCCACGGTCGCGGGGTGGTGCGCCCTCAGGGTGACGAGCAGCGTGGCGGCCAGGGCCAGCGACGCCGCGCCGACAGTGTCAGGGGACACGGGCGCCGTGGAGAGAGCGCGTGGTCCTGAGACAAAATCGCTATGGGGTCTATCGCATGTATCACTGATCATACACTCACGATAGCACGCACACCTGTTCTAGCTAAGGGGCCGGGCGCGTGCCTTCTCCCTGGATGGCGTGGCGGACCCAGCCCGTCGCCGCGCCGCCTATGTGGCCGTCTTGCGCGCGCATTAGTGCGTCAAACGGCGGAAATGGACAGCTCCATGGATGACACGAACGGGCGGGATGAGGCCGTCTCCGCTGAGACGGCGGACACGGCGGATGCGGGAAACGCGCTGACGGAACGCATGATGGTGATGTTGGAGCTGGCCTACCACGGCCACACCAACGGCGAGATCGGCACGCTGCTCGGCGTCAGTGGGCACGCCGTCAAGAATCGGCTCGCGCTGATCTATAAGCGCGTGGGTCTGGACCAGCGGCCGGGGCCGGGGGGGCGTCTGGCCGCCCTCCGTTGGTGGCACGCGGAGCGCCGCCACAATCGCCGGGTGGTGGCCCGCGTCGCTATCCTACGGGCGCATCATCCGCGCGTCCGGGTAGACACAGAGAGAGAGGAGCGGGCGTCTTGATGGACACGGCGGACCCGCCGACAGTGGCGGCGGAGACGGAGGCGGCCCGCGCGTTGCGCTCCTGTGTGGGGCCGCGCCGGGCGGAGGTGCTCGACCTGGTCGCGCGCGGGGCGACGACCAAGGAGATAGCGGCCGCGCTGGGCATCTCGCCGGAGACCGCGCACGACCATGTGACCCTGCTGCTGCACGGGTTCGGTGTGCGCAACCGGACCGCGCTGGCCTGCCTCTATCACGGCGGGACGCCCGTCCACGGCGGCCGTCCCCCGCGCGCCTTCTGGCGGCGGATCGCGCGGGAGGATTAGCCGTGTCGACGGGAGGGAGACCGGAGACGCCGCGCTGTCCGCCGGCCATTCCTGAGCGCGCCATTCAGGCCGCGTGCATAGAGTATTTGCGGTATCGGGGCTACTACGTCCAGCGGCTCAACAGCGGGGGCATCCGCGACGCGCGCCATAACCTCGTGACGCTCGCGGCGGCGGGCACCCCCGATGTGTTGGCGATTAAGGATGGCTGGGCGCTTTTTGTCGAGGTCAAACGACCGGGTAACAAGCCGACCGCGCGGCAAGAGGCCATGATGGAGACCCTGCGGAGCTATGGCGCGCGCTGCCTCGTCGCAACGTCGGTGGAGGACCTCCAGGCAGCCGGGATCTAACCTCGCTCATGCGCCCGGCCCCTTGGTCCCAGCCCGCGCGTCGCGTACCGTTGAGCCAACAGCAGACAGAGCGCGTATCCACGCGGATCACACCAACGGTCCACGCCAGGCGGCGACAGAGCGAAGCGAAGGGAGGGACACGATGACAGAGGGAGAACCCTACATCTACCTGGCGCTGACCCGCGCCGAGGTCGAATATTTGAGTGACCAGACCAGCGCGCAGAAACCACTGACACGCGACCTGTCCGTGCGCCTGGCCGGCGCGTTGGTCGAACTCGCGGCCGTCGATGCCCTCCGGGTAGCGCACGGGTTGACCGTGACGATCCCGGCGTCCGCCGCCGAGGCGTCCGCTGCTGAGGCCGCTTGATGGGTATCACCCCCCGGCCTGCCCGTTTACCGCGGCACGCCTGTGCGTCGTGTGCGGTTCTCGCCGTGGCGCCGGTGCAGCCGGACCGACCCGCGCGGTTGACCATGCGGGAGGCGCGGGTGCGCTGTGTGGAGCGCGACGGACGGCTGCTGATCGCTTGGCGCACGGAGCGACCAGCGGACCAGCGGGCGCTGCGCGACGACTTCCGCGCGACATTTCGGACCCACGGAGAATCGACCTGGCGCGCCAAGGAGAGTGTGTGGAGCGTGCCGCTCCGGCTGCGGGATCGGCTCGCTGAGTGGGTCTCGGCGCGCTTCGAGCTGGGCTGCGAGCTGGGCTATCTGCCGTGGGATGAGACCGCGCGGCCCGCCTACATGACTGAGGCGGGCTAACCACCCTTGCCCGGCCCCTTGTCTCCCCGCACGATGTCGCCTAGCCTACACGCGCATGAGGCGAGCTGGCAGGTCATCTCTGGACACCGCCCCTGACTGTGTGGGGTCGTTGCGCGCTGTAGGTGCGCGCTTACAGGTGATCTGTTGACGCCTCGTTTCGTGTGTGTCCGGGGCGTGGTCCACGTCTTATCGCCGCGCGCCCGGACACTCCATTGTCCGTATCCAACGTCCGTGATCCGAAAGGGCACCCGCACATCTATGGGCCGCAGTAGTGATCCTGAACGCGAGGTCCGCCGCGCCAACGTCTATCGCCTGTTCGTCGCCGGCCAGAGTTACCGCGCCATCGCAGCCGAACTGGGCATCGACAAGGACACGGTGACCGATGACGTGCGCGCCCTGACGGGCCGCCTGGACACCTGGGCCCTGGGCCAGAAAAAGCGGGCCCTGGCCTACGTCGTCGCCACGTATCAGCGCGTGATCGACGAGGCCTGGGCCGCCTATGACGACGAGTGTGCGCGTGAAAAGGACTGGCTCGACGGCAAGTATGACCGTGAGCACCAGGTCCCGGACCCCGACGGCGGCGTGCATAAGGAACTCAAAGCGCCTCCGTTCAAGAGCTTGAAGGTGGCGTGGCTCAATACGATCCGTGAGACCTGTATGGCGTACAGCAAACTTGCCGGCGTCGACGCGCCACAAAAGGTCGCGCTCACGGATACGGACGGCAAAAACGCCCCGCTTACCTTCACCATCTCTATAGATCGGACGCGTGAGGGAGGCCCGGACCTATGACAGCCGCGACACGGACACGACCTGTTCCCCGGACCACGCCCCCGCCGGCGGCCCCGTCGACGTCGGCGGCCCCGGCCTCCCCCGCGCGCGCTCTGGTCTACGAGCGGCCATGGATGTATCCGAAGCAGACCGAGGCCTTCTTCTGTCCCGAGCGCTACAGCGTGATCGAGGGCAGCACCAAATCGGGAAAAACCGTGTCGTGCATGTGCTGGCTGGCCGAGCAGGCCATGGCCTGTACGGTCCCCGGCCGCAACTATTGGTGGGTCGCGCCGATCTATCCGCAGGCGCGCATCGCGTTCCGTCGCCTCAAGCGTGGCCTGCCCCCGGAGGTGTACACCGCCAACGAGACCGAGCTCACGCTCACGCTGGCCAACGGGGCGGTGTTGTGGTTTAAGGGTGGTGATAAGACGGATAGTCTGTACGGCGAGGATGTGTACGCGGCGGTGATCGACGAGGCCAGCCGCGTCAAGGAGGACGCCTTCCACGCCGTGCGCTCCACGCTGACCCAGACGCGCGGCCCGTTGCGCATCATCGGCAACGTGAAGGGGCGGCGCAACTGGGCCTATCAGCTGGCGCGTCGCGCGGAGTCGGGTGAGCCCGGCATGCGCTACACCAAGATCACCGCGCGCGACGCCGTGGCCGCCGGCGTGCTCGACGCCGAGGAGATCGAGGATGCCCGCCGCACGTTGCCCGACGCCGTGTTCCGTGAACTCTACCTGTGCGAGCCGAGCGACGACGGTGGCAACCCCTTCGGCCTCTCGGCCATCCGCACGTGCGTGGCGCCCCTGTCGTCGCTCGCGCCGGCGGCGTGGGGCATCGACCTGGCCAAGAGCGTCGACTATACCGCCTGCGTCGCGCTCGACGCGCAGGGTCACACCTGCCGCGTGGAGCGGTGGCAGTCCCCCTGGCGCGAGACCATCGCGCGCATCGAGGACCTGGTGGGTTACACGCCGGCGCTTGTCGACTCGACCGGCGTGGGCGATCCCATCGTGGAGGCCTTGCAGCGGCCGTACGCCCAGGCGACCGGGGGGCGGCCAGGCGCGACGGCCGTCGCGCCTGGCCGCCCCAACTACGAGGGTTTCAAGTTCACCGCGCAGAGTAAGCAGCAACTGATGGAGGGGCTAGCCGTGGCCATCCAGCGGAGTGGGATCACCTATCCCGCGGGAGTCATCGTGGACGAACTTGAGACCTTCGAGTTTGAGTACACGCGGACGGGCGTGCGCTATCGCACGCCGGAGGGCCTGCACGACGACACGGTGTGCGCGCTGGCCCTGGCCACAGCCAAGCTGGGCGAGCCGAAGGTCGCGGCGCTGCCATTTACGGCTGGTCGGGTCATCGCCGGCGCCGGCGCGCGCCGCTAGAGAAAAGGACGGGGGACGCGGGACATCATGGCACGAGCGACATGGCGCGAACGGTTGAACGAGGCGGCCAGAGCCCTACGCGGGCGACGGCCGGTCTCGCGTCCCCTCGCGCGTCCAGCCAGGCCCACTCCTCTCCCCGCCCAGGGACAGACGCGCGCCTCAGCGGAGGGCGCGGCCCCGCTCTCGCTGGGGGGTATCGCCACGCCGGGCGGCGCCGCGCCCGCGGTCACCACGAACAAAGACACGGGCACGATGACGAGCCCGCCGGCGCTGGCGGGCGGACGACAGACGCAGCCCGTCAACCTCAATCCGTTCGGCCTGGGGTCGTTTAGCTTCATCTACCGCCGCGAGTACCAGGCCCTCGACCTCGCCAGCATCGATACAAGCCAGTTCGAGGCGGGGCAGCTCCTGACCCTGCTCGCCGACCTGAACCCCGACGTGTCGCTGGCCCTGTGGAACGTGCTACGTGTCAGCGGGACTGACCTGACCTTCAAGATCACCACGGTCGGCGGGGCCGACGACGCGCGGGGCCAGGCGCTGCTGGAGGCCGTGGTCGGACGCCTCAACCGCCGGCAGGGCGGCTTCCCCGCGCTCGTCGTACAACTCCTGTCCTCCGCTTTCATCCAGGGGGCCGTGGCGCTGGACATCGCGCCGACGGACGCGCTCGACGACGTGGAGGACATCTTCGCCGTCAACCCGAACACGATCTGGTTCCAGCGCGACGAGAACCAGGTCCCCGTGCCGTTCCAGAAACAACAATGGGCCTGGGGGTCGGGCGTCCTGCCCTACCGCCGGCTGAACCAGGAGCTGTTCGGGTATACCCCCATCGACGCCTACGTGGACGATGTGTACGGCCGGCCGCCGGCCGCGCCTGTGCTGCAAAACGTATTCTTCCAGGCGCAGGTCTACCGCGACCTGCAACGGGTGATCCACGCCCAGGGCTGGCCCAAGATCGACATCTCGCTCTTGATGGAGGTCATCCTGAACGTCGCGCCGCAGGACGTGCGGCAGGACCCCGACCAGTTCGCGCTGTTCGTGCAGGCGCGCCTCGACGACATCATCGGCGCCTATAACTCCATGAACCCCGACGATGCCTATGTCCATCCCGACTACGTGGCGGTCAACTCGACGAACGCGGCCGCCGGTTCCCAGCTCTTCGACGTGTCGAAGCTGCTGGCCGCGATCCGCATGCAGGTCATCGCCGGCTGCAAGACCTTGCCGGTGCTGATGGGCGAGCATGTGGGCTCGACGGAGACGTACGCCCAGGTCGAGCTCAACATCTACGCCGCGACGATCGACGTGTTCCGCGAGGCGACGGGCAACGCGCTGGCGTGGGCACTGGGCGTCGCGCTCCAACTCCTGGGGCACGCGGCCCTGGTCGCGCCGGTGTGGGCGCCGGTGGAGATCCACAACCGGCTCCTGCAGGCGCAGGCCATCGCGCAGGAGCAGGCCAACTGGGCCTACAGCCGCGACCAGGGCTGGGTTAGCCAAGACCAGGCAAGCGAGGCAATCACGGGGTCGAAGGCGGTCAGCCCAACGCCAATCGCGCCCCAGGGCAGCGTGCCCGATCAGAAACCGGCCGCGCCGGCCGGGCCGCCGGCGACGCCCTAACGCGCGAGGAGATGACGACGATGAATGGACAACCGTGGAAGGACACGATGACGATGACCTGTTCCCAGTGCGGCCGTGACGTGCCGCTGTTACCGACCGAGGACGCGCGCCTATGCCCCTACTGCGGCCAGGGCAAGATCGTCCGGTCCGACCAGAACGCGCCGGGCGTTCTCCCGACCTCCCGCCCGGAGCGCGGAGATGACAGGCCAGGACGGACGCAAAGGAGGGACGTCAATGGCGGGTAATGCACAGGACTTCGATGAACGGGAGGACGTTCTCCTCGACGGCGGGGCCACGCGCGGAGACATCGTGTCCCTGGGCGAGCCGAGCGACGACGAACTCGACATCATCAACCGGCGCAGCCCCAAGACGCTGACGCGCGGCGATATCTACGTGGCCGACGCGCGCCCCAGCGACACGTCGCTCGACTCCTATTTCACGCATATGGACCCGGGCACGACGCTGGCCAACTTCGCCGAGGACGCGGCGGCTGGCGTGCCGATCCTGAACAACCACGGCTCGACGCGCGGGATGTTCGCGGGCGACCTGCCCATCGGCCGCTCGATCACCGGTCAGGTCATCCACGACACCCTGGTGACGCCGCGCGGATACCACATCAAGGCGTCGAAGACGAAGCCGGCCTTCGCCAGTTCGTTTTACCTGCCGCGCGGATTGACGACGAGCACGACGTCGAACGACGACATCATTCGCGCCATCGAGTCGGCGGTCCTGACCGACCTCTCGGTGACGTTCGGCGACGCGCCCGGGCGCGTGCGCGGGGCGGGCTACTGGTACAAGTGCGACGAGTGCGGGGAGGACCTTATGCGCTCGCGGGAGTGTACGCACTTTCCCGGCATGATGGTCACCACGAACGAGGGCAAGGACAAGCATCGCGCCACGGCCACGGTGATGGACGCGGGGCTCAAGGAGTACAGCCCGGTGTGGCGCGGGGCCAACCCAGGCGGGACGATCCCGGCGCGCATGGTGGACAAGGGCCAGCAGCTCGTCGCCGCCGGCGTCCTCTCGGAGGCTGATGTGCGGGATATCGACCGCATGACGGGGCGCCACATGGCGCGGCACATCGACTGGCAGGCCGCCCTGGGCGGCAGGAGGACGTTCGACATGGCAGGAAGCACGAGGCAAGACGGCGGCGGCGCGCCGGTCGGCGAGGCGGAGAGTGCGCCGTCGACGGAGGCGCCGGATGCCACACGGACGGACGCGCTCGACGAGGCGCTCAATGGTCCACAGGACGACGATGACGCCGGGCGTGATGTCAACCCGCCCGACGCGGGCAACACCGGCGATGCGGGCCGGGAGCACGCGAGCGGGACGTTCGCTGGCCTGTCGGCGGAAGCCTCGGCGGAGATCGGGCGCGCCCTGGCGGCGGCCGGGATCACCCTCTCCGGCGCGCAGTCGCCCGCCGACGCGATCAGGACGGTCGTCACGGAGCGCGACGAGCTCAAGCCGCGCGCCGACGACGGCGACGCTTTCCGGCGCTACCTGGTCGAGCTCAACCACAAGTCGGGCGTGCGCGCGATGGGCGCGAGCTACGGCCGCGCGGTCAACGACCGCATGCTCGGCGCGCTCTCCGTGGCCGACCTGCAAGACGAACTGGAGCGACGCAACCTGGCGGCGCGCGAGCGGTTCGGCGCGCGCGACAATCCGGCCACGGACGCGGATGAGCTGCGCGCGCGGTTCCGCGCGGGACCGGGCGGGCGGCAGACGCAGCCCGCGGGCGGCCCGCTGGGCGGCAGCGGGGGGACGGCCCCTGTGACGGGGGCAACGGCAGGCGCGGCCGCCGGGGCGCGCCGCAATTCGTCGAGTTTCAAGGCCGGCGGCACGCGCGGGGCGCGCGGCAACAGCAAGTAAGACGTGTCCCGCGCGCGGCGTCGGGACGTGGACATACCAATGGAGGGGCAAAGCAATGGCAAGCGTACGCAAGGTCTACAAGTTCAACCGGGTCGCGGCCAAGTACATCACGTACCCCGGCGACGGGACCATCGTCCCGCCGGCGCTGACGGCCAACGGATTCGCGCCGGGGATGTCGGCGCAGGTGGGGCTGGCCGCGACGAACGTCGCGACCGGGCAGGGCGGACCCGTCGCCGGACTGGGCGCGGCCGGGGGCTACCTGCTGGGCCAGATCCGCGTCGTGGAGCCGGACGGGGCGGTGGGCGTTCAGCACACCGGGTACATGCACCTGCCGTTCGTGACCGGCGTGAACGTGCCGCTAATTGGCAAGCCCGTGGCCGTGGATGGCGCGGGCAATGTGCAGGTATCGACCACGTTCCTGGGTGCGATGTGCGAGGGCTTCGAACTCGACCCCGAGCCGGTGCAGCCCGGCGCCGTTGCCGTCCTCAAGTGTATCGTCCGTAAATACTAGGCGTCCCATTCGACGCCTATCCGCCTGTTCGACCCGCCGCGCCCCCCGGGGTGTGAGCCACCTAGAAGGAGCACGAGACCAATGGCAGAAATCGAGATTCAGACCGCGGATCGGTTAGCCGATCCGCGCGAGGCGCCGGTCGGCATCGACATGGTGCGCCGCGCGCGCGCCGCCGGCCTGACCGTGAGCGCCTACCTCAACGAGGTCCAGCCCGGCGACCCCGACGACGAGTTGGACGCCTACGAGCGCCAGCTCGCGCGCTTCAACATCCGCACCGAGGACGACCACCGCAGCGGCCTGCCCGCCTCGACGGTGGGCGAGTTCTGGAAGCCCAAGACCAACGACGGCAAGCGCGACCTACCCCGCGAGCAGTGGGCTACGGAGCGTTTCGAGTCGAACCAGCCGCAGTCCTGGGCCTTGTTCCCCGAGTTCATCAACCGCATCCTGCGCGTGCAGCCGCTCGCCGACGACGTGCTCGCCGACCTCATCGCCGTCATGACCGGTGTCGACGAGCCCGTGTATCAGTCCATCTACCTGAAGGACACGGTGCAGGGCCGCCGGCTCTCGCGCGTGGCCGAGGGCGAGGAATTGCCGCGCCTGTTCGGCAAGATCGTCTCCCAGTCGGTGACGCTACCCAAGTACGGCGGCGCGCTGGAGATGACGTACGAGATCCTGCGGCGTATCCGCATCCCCTTGTTCACCGTCATCACCGAGCGCGTGCGCGCGCAGGTGCGCCAGGACCAGGCCGCCGACGCGGTCGACGTCCTCGTGAACGGCGACGGCAACAACAACGCGGCCACGAACTACAACGTGACCACGCTGGACAGCGCCGCCGCGGCCGGCCCCGGCACGGTGACCGACCCGTACCTCGCGCAGCAGGGCGACCCGGCGGCGACGTCGACCATCGCCAAGAAACTCACCTACCAGGCGTGGCTGCAGTGGCGCGCGAGCATGTACCCGCTCGGCATGACCGCCGTCGTGGGCCGCATGAACGAGATCTTGCAGGTGCTCACGCTGCAGATGCCGACCATCAACCCGACCCTGCTCCTGGGCCTGCTGGAGGGCGGCAACGGGCAGGTCAAGATGGGGCGCGTGGAGTTGCCCGACAGCGAGATCTGGAGCGATGTCAAGCTGATCTATTTGCCGTACGCGCCGGGCGGGATGCTCGTGGGCCTGAACAAGAGCCAGGCGCTCGAGATGTTGATGGAGAACGACAGCGAGATCGCCGAGAACGACGCCGACATTCTGCATCAGCGCCGTTATCTCACCATGTCGCAGAACGTCGGGTTCTCGAAGATCATCACCAGCGCCTCTACCACGTTGTCGCTACAGTAGACGCGGACACACGGGCGGGACAAGAGGCGGCGGGGCGTGACCGGATCAAACCAACACGGCGTGCCGGCGTTGTGAGGATCTGTAGCGGTCACAGGGGACGTGCGGCGGGTGTACAGGGGCGGCGTCCCACTGAACAGTAGAGAGGACGGAGGGCATAGACCATGGCCGGAACAATCGCGGTTCGCACGACGCACAGCCACGGGAAGCAAGGGTAATCCCTGTGTTATTCGCGCCACCGTTTGCCCGTGCGTATCTGGCTGACATGGGTCGGGGAGATGCCAAAGTGGCGCCCGATCTCGGGGCAATTTCCTGTGTCGGCGCGAATAGCTCTCACCATGTCCCACGTCAGTTTCGCGCGTGCGCCACGCCGAGAGTTGGTCGCATTATCGACGGGCTCTGTGTGGTCTGGATTGCAACAGTCGTGCTGGCGGCAAAGATGGTCGAGTTGCTTGCCGGCGGGGATAGGACCACGCAACTGTTCGTACATGGCACGGTGAGCCAATACCCCGCCCGGCCGTATATCCGGGGCGCTGTACACTCCATAGCCGTCTTTATTCAGCCGACCTTGCCAGATCCAACACAGTGTCTTAAAGCCTCTATTGACGAGCGCATACCCTTCCTGGTAGCGCTTTTTATGGTGGCCTTGAAGATAAAGCAGCGGTTGGCCTTTGATGCGACCAGGGGCGGGACCAGTACGGCGGGATACGGGCGTTTGCTTCCCACAGCCGCAGTGGCAATAGCCGTGCGGAACGTTGTCCATAGAGGAAAGCCTCCTTGTGGCTGGGCGCTCTTGCTGAGGGAGACACCACATATAGCCACGCGGAGGCATGAAAAAACGCCCCTATGGTCCAGTCCCCCTCAGCACTTTCACTATAGCACCTCAAGAGAAAGGATCGTTCACAATGGCTGGAACAATTGCAGTCAGGACAACACACAGTCATGGTGTGTACAAAGAACACCACATCGACGGAGCGGAACACCACGACATCCACGTCACGGGCTTCGACTCCGAGGACGGTCAGGTCATCCGCGATGAGGACGGGCAGATACTCACGCCCGTCCAGGACGTACCGCGCACGGCGGGCGTGTCCGCCGCCATCGCCGAGGGTCGGCTCATCGACGTGTTCGATGAGCGGGAACGCGCGCGCATCGACGGCGCCGTGGAGGGCGCCCGCGCGCGGCGTAAGACGGCGAAAACAGCGGCCCCGTCCAGCGCGACGGCCACGCAGGTGGCCGTCGCCGGCGGCGTCTCGGAACCGAGCGGCGTGGGCGAGGCCACCGGCGCCGAGGGCGCCCAGAAAGCTACCGAGCAGGCCGCGGCCGAGGGCTCGAAGGGTAAGTAGCGTCGACGGACCGATTGGGATAGACACGAGAAAGAAAAAGGGAGAAACGCGCCATGCCGTTGCCGGTGTATCAGCCACGGATCTTCACGAGCGCGGACGCCTACGCCCAGGTGCGTAGTCTCTGCCTGCCGCTCGTGCCGCCGGCGCGCGCCCTGGCGCTTGTCCCCGACGCCACCATCGCGTCGTTCGGGGTGCTGGGGCGCGCCGAGGCGACCGTACTAACGCGCGTCGCCTCGGCGGCGGACCTCGCGGCCATCCTGGCCGGGGCCGCTGTCCCGGCGCTCTACGCGGGCGGCAATGGCGCGCAGGCCCAGGCCTTCGTGATCGCCGCCGCCCTCAGTTTCACCTGCGCGCACCTCGTGCCACTCCTACAGCAGCTCATCGCTACGCAGGAGCGCACCGAGATCATTTCCGTCACGCGCAGGATCGACTGGGCGGCGACGCAGCAGGAGTACATGCGCCAGGGCTACGAGTCTTTGGGCCGGCTGCGCCCGGCCGCCGCGTGGCCGTCGCTCTCCATGGCGCCGGCCGGCGCGTCGCCGTTCGACCCCGACAGCCCGACCTACGGACAGGGCTGGCCGGGGACCAACGCGCCGATCGGGCGCGGACGGGGCTGGTGGTAGTTGTGTCGTCCGTGTACGATATGTTGCTGTCCGATCCCGCGAACGCCGCGACGCTGATGGATAACGCCGGGCTCAACCCGTTGGAGTCTAGCCTGATCCTCTCCAACGCGGCCGCCCTCAAGAGCCTGCGCAATAGCGCCGACTTCACGACGGGCGTGCTCGACGCGGGCACGGCGATCGCGCCCGGTCAGTTGATCGACCGCGGGGGTGAGTGGTACCTGGTGGCGAAGGTCCTGAACCTGAGCGCCGTAACCCTCGCCCCGTTCATTCCGGTACGGGTCCAATTGCAGCACCTGTTGCCGCCTTTCGCCGGCACACGCGGGGTCGGCGGCGCGACCGTCACGATCAGGATGGTGGTACGCGAGGACAAGGAGTCACAGGATACGACCACGGCCAGGGATCGCCTCGACGGCCTTGTGCCAGCCGGAATGGCCGTCGAGATTGGCGATCTCTACACCTACGGGCTGTGGGTCTACCGCGTCGACGACGTGCAACCGGCCGCCATCGACGGTCATCAGTATGGGCAGGACGTGCATATGACCAAGTACGGACCCGCCTCGGGCAACGCCGCGCAGTACATGCTCATTAACGCGACGGTGAGCGTTAGCCGCAACGGTCAGCACAGCGTGCCCGCCTACACGAATCGGCGTGTGGGGCTACGCTACCCCAGCACGGACGAGCAAATCGCCGCGGGCATGGGCGCGCTCGATCCGGCGCATATCGTGGATGCGCCGGACGCGGACTACAAGCGGGGCGACGTGGTGACGATCGTCGCCCTGGACGGCTCGACGGCCGCGCCCGACCCGGCGCAGTACCGCGTGGGCCGCGTCACGCGCCAGCCCGACCCGCTCGGTCTGGTGGATGTGCAGCTCATCGGAGGCCCGTCGTGAGCGCGTCCCTCACCGTCGACACCCGCCAACTGACCGCCGCGGCGGCCATCATCCGGCATGAGCAGGGGCGCCTGGGTCCGGAGGTGCGCCTGGTCGTCCAGCGCATCCTCGCGGACGCGAAGGCGGCGATGCAACAGGCGACGCCGCGCGGTCAGGACACGCCCGCGACGCCGACGAACAAAGTCCATGCTCAGGATCAGTGGCACGCGACCATCAACACCGACGACGGTGGCCAGTTGACCAACGACGCGCCCTATCTGCCGTTTCAGTTCCTCGGGACCCAGGCCCACTTCATCGCCCCGATCGCCGGGCGCGTGGGCGCCAACGGACGCCCCGCCGCGCTCGCTTTTAGTGTGGGTGGTTCCTTCGCCTTTAGTAAGGGCCACGAGGTCGGCGGCGTTCAGATCAATCAGCGCCTGGTCGATACACTGGACGCCTCGCGCGTCATGGCCGAGCGGCGCGTCGCGGCGACGGGCGAGGCCGTGCTGGTACGGACGCATGTGGCGTTGGAGACGGTGGAAAAACCATGAGCTTTATCGACACGCTCGACCGCCTGGTGGCGACACTCGCGCCGCTCGTGCCCGGCGTCACGCTGCTGGATCGACCCGTGGACATCTACGCGCCGGTCCTCCCGAGCATCAACCTGTTTCCGTACACCCTGCGCACGACCCAGGTGTGGCCGGGCGAGCGCGGCCAGGCCGACGGCGACCCGGCCAGCCAGCAGAACATCTACGGCTACGTGTACCTGCACGCGCCGGCGGACGTGGCCGGCGAGACCAAGCAGGCGGCCGTGTCCGACATGTATACCGCCGTGGCGGCGCTCGATGCCGCCTTCGCCCGGCGTTCCGTGCGCGTGCTGAGGGACGCCCAGGGCCTGGATTGGGCCATGTCCGTCGGCGATCTCTTCGAGGTCACGTTCGACCCTCAGGGGCCGTATATCCGCTATCTGGATCAACTGTTTATCGGCTGCTACGGGCGCGTGAGCGTCCGCGAACTTTTCACCCCGGAGGTCTACGACTGATGAAAGTAACGAACACCGCCGGCGCCGTCATGCGCACGCCGACCATCCAGCCGGAGGAATGGCAACCCGGCGAGAGCCGCGACCTGGCCGAGGCCGAGGCCCGCGCCCTCGCCACGAGCAGCACGTTTACCCTCGCCGCGGCGGAGGACGCGCAACCGACGCCCGTGCAGCCTGCCCAAGCCGCGCCCGTTGAGGCGCAACCGCAACCGGAGCCCACGCCCGCGCCGGCCGATCCGTCGCCCGGCGCCTCCGCTGAGGCGCCGGCGCAACCTGCGCTCTAACGCTCTAACCACGACAGAGGAGGACAGAGGATATGACTGTATTCGCACCGAGCGTTGGCTCACAGGTCATCGTCGCGTATGGGCTAGAGGTCACGCCCGGCGTGGCCGTCCCCGCGACCGACTACGTGCGCGTCGAGGAGATGCCCACGCTCAAGTGGGACCCCAAGCGCCAGAACCTGGAGACCGCCGGCGGCTCCTTGATCGCCGGCCAGGAGATGGTCGAGCTCGACGGCTCGGTCAAGGGCGACGTGATCCTGCCCGTGCGTGGCGACGCCGGCTGGAAACTGCTGGCCACGCTCATGCTGGACGCCGTGACCGGCAGCGCGGCGCCGTACACGCATACGCTGACGCCGCGCGCGCCCAAGACGTTTACCTTGTACATTCAGCGTGGCGGGAACTGCCTGTCCTACGCCGGCTGCACGCCCGAGAAGCTCGTGCTCATGCTCAACCACACGACCCCCTTCAAGGGGACCTTGTCGGTGACGGGGTTGGGCATCCCCACCCCGGCGGCGCTCCTCACGCCGGTGTTTACGGTCGATCAGGTCTTCACCTTCTCGCACCTGCAGCCGATGCTCCTGCTCGGCAACGGAGCCACGGCGCAGAAGGACGTCGACGACATCGAGGTGACGATCACGTTCGGCAACGTCGATCGGTACGGCGCGGGCGGGGCCGGCTTGCCCACCACGATCGTGCCGGGCGTCGAGAGCGTCGAGTGGAAGTTCTCGCGGCTCTTCCGCGACGACGTGGAGCAGGCGCTCTTTTTGACGCGCATGATGGCGCCGGGGATCATCCAAGCGCAGCTCGTCAACGGGACGAAGCAGCTCACCCTCAAGTCGGGGGCGGCCTATTACGACATGCAAAGCCACAAGGCGGCGATCAAAGACGCGATCACCGAGGACTACCAGTGCAAGACGCTGCCGGACGCCTCAGGCAATCTCATTGGCCTGACGCTGGTCAACAGCGTGGCGGCCGCGTACAGCAGCTAAAGGAGAGAGTGAGACATGCCGAAGTTCTACCGCGCCGACCAGCCCGCGCAAGGCGAGCCGGTCAAGCGCGACACCTGGGAAGCGGGCGACGTCGTGTACATGCGCTCCGCGTTCACGGTGGCGATGCAGCGGGAGTTGGCCCGCTCCACGCCGCTGCCCGCGGGCATGACCAAGGCCCAGTTCGTCGCCTTGCCGGAGGACGAGCGGCGCCAGATCGTCGAGGCGCAGACCGACGACATCAGCATGGGCATTGCCCTCGTCCGCATGATGGTCACGGGCTGGACGTTCCGCTATCCGCCCACCGACGAGCAGACGGCGGCCGGTCAGCCCGGCGACCTCGTGCCGGTCACGGACGAGACTATTGGCGAGCTCGACGACGACGACTTCCAGTTCCTCACCGATGAGGTGCAGAAGCGCATGAAAAGCGTGACAAGTCCCACCGACGTGGCCGCGGAGGTCCCGCTGGCGCCGGAGACGTTTCCGCCGGCACCTGCTCCTGACGATCAAGGGCAAGTTCCTACATGAGGTTGATCCGCGCGTCCTGGCCCTGGCCGAGACGTGCGAGATCGTTGCCGCCAGTGGCTGGACGCTGGCGTATATCGACGCCCAGCCAGCCGGACGTATGACCGACATGGCCGCCTATTGGACCGCCAAAAACGCGTATCGAGATAGCCAGAGAGGGTAAGGAACAGTGTCGGATCTCACGTCCAACCTCTATCTGGCTATCCATGCGCGTGACCTGACCGGCCCCGGCCTGCTGGGGGCGTCCGCGCGCCTCCGGTCGTTCGGTGCTATCGGCGCGCTCGCACTGACGGGCGTCGTCGCCGGCTCCATCAAGGCCGCATCACAATTTCAAGGCATGACCCAATCCATCGCCAACAACACGACGATGGGGCAGGGTGGGCTCGACCGGATGCGCAAGACAATCCTGGCGTTGGGCAACGACTCCAATGTGCCGCTCGACCAGCTCGGGCAGGGCTACATGCGCGCCACGAACCTGGGCTACGGCGCCAGGGACGCGACGGACATCCTGACGTCGGCGATGAAGAGCGCGGCGTCGACGGGTTCCAACACAGCCGATACCACGAACACGCTCGCCTCCGTGATGCACGAGTTCAACCTCCAGGGCGCCGCCGCGGCGAAGACGATGGACATCCTGCACCTCGCCAGCGCGCAGGGCAACACCACGCTTGAGCAATTCACCACCGGGGGCAACAAGGCCATCGCCATGGCCGCTAACCTGGGCGTGCCGCTCGACCAGGTAACGGCCGCGCTCTCGGCGATGACGCGCCACGGCAACATCGCCAACGCCTCAACGACGATCGTTGGCATGCTCTCCAAGATCGTGAACCCGGCGAAGTCGGCGCAGAAGGAATTGGCGAAGCTCACGCTCTCGAGCGGCGTCGACCTGCTTGGTGACTTCACCCCTGCCGGCCTCAAGGCGAAGGGCCTCACAGGCATCCTGGCCGACCTCAAAGCGGCGACGGGCGGCAACACACAGGAGATCTTCAGGATCATCCCCGCGCTGCGCGGCGGCCAGGCCGCGATGATCCTGACCGGCAACGGCGCGAAGGACTACACAGGCATTCTGAGCAGCCTCAACGGCGTTACGGCCAAAAGCGGGATCACGGCGAAAGCCTACGCGGCGACACAGCAGACAGCCCAGTACGCCTTCGGAGCGCTCGGCAACAAGGTGCACATCTTGGCGATCCAGCTGGGGACGCAGCTGCTGCCCTACGCGACGATGGCCGCGCAGTGGCTGGGGTCCCACCTGACGAGGGCCGTGTCCCTCGTGACCTCCCACGTCGGCCAGTTAGGGCACGCGGTCCAGACGGTGAGCGGTGTCATCCAACATCACACCGCGCTGATTGGTCTTCTGGCTCATGGGCTCACGCTCGCGGCGTCGATCATCGGTCCCATGGTTCTCGCGTACAAAGGCTATACGCTCGCGGTCAAACTGGCCGCGGCTGAACAGGGCGCGCTCAATTTTGTCATGAACATGAACCCCATGGTGCGCGTCGCCCTCGTCGCGGCAGGGCTCGCCGGCGCCGTTATCTACCTGTATACCCATGTCAAGGGCTTCCACGACCTGGTGGATCAGGTCTGGTCGTTCCTGTCGTCGAACTTTGGCCCCATCCTGACCTCCATCGCCGGGACGCTTAAGACCGCGCTGGCGGCGGCCGTCGATTATGTCCACGATCATAGCAAGCAATGGCTCGACATGCTCAAGAACGTGTGGAGCTTCCTGTCTACGACCTTCGGGCCAATTCTCAAGACCGTCGCGGGCATCCTAACCACGGTCCTGGTCGTTGAGATCCAGGCCACGATTGATGTGGTCAAAGCACTGTGGAGCTGGGGCGGGACGCTGGTTAATTTCTGGAAAGGGTCACTCCAACCGGCCATTGGGACGGTAGCCGGCGCGTTCTCCGGCGTGCTGAAAAAGGCCGTGACGGATATCACCACCACCATCGGGAGCCTGTGGCAAAAGGCGCACGACCTGTGGGATATGCTCGCCAACGTGCTCAAGCCGGCCATCAAGCCCGTCGCCGATGTGTTCACCAACGTCTTCGGCAAGGCCTTGAGTGGCATCGCCGACAAGATTGGCGGGCTCATCTCGTCGTTCGGTAGCCTGCTCAGGATGCTGGGTCAGAAAGTCTCCACGTACGGCCTCGACCAGATCAAGAAGACGGTCGATAGCATCAAGGCGGGCGACACCGGCCGAGGCGGCTCCGGCGCCTGGGGAAGCGGCACGACGGGAGTGGGCGCCGGCGCGCATCATGGCGCGGCGGGTATTCCATTCCTTGGCCCATTGCGTGGGTTGGTCGAAGGACGCTTGCGCGCCCTGTCCGGCGACGGCGGCGCGATCGCCCCCAGCCAGCAGGTGTTGGGCTACCACGCAGGGTCCGGCCATCATGGACTGACGGCGGCGCAACGCACGCGTGCCTGGGACGCGCTCCACCCTCCGAGTAAGCCCAAGAAAGGCATCGTCGGCGGGCACAATTACAACACCGACCTGACCACGGCGATGAACACGTACAGCGACGATATGAAGCTATACCGTCAGGGTCTCATCTCGCAGACGAAGATCCTGTCGGACATCGCCGCTATCGGCAAGACTGAGCACGCCGGCCGCCTGACGGACACGACCGCACGGCTACGCAACGACGTGAACACTGCTAATAAGCTAACGACGCATCACGCCACCGTCGCGGCTGGGATCAAAGCCAGAGCCGCGCAAACCAAGCAGCACCATCAGCAGGGCATTGACCTGGGTGCGCTCTACCAGCGCGATAGCATGACGCTGCAAACCGACATGAGGGACCGGAACTTCACTGCCGCGCGCCAGGTGGTCGCCGCCATGACCTCCATCAAGGCGGCGCTGGAGATCCAGTACGGGGTGAGCAAGAACCAGGCGGCAGAGAACGCGCGGGCGTGGTCGGACGATCAACTCTCCAAAATACATAGTGTGGCCACGAAGCCAGCCCGCGCCGATCTCTCCACCCTCTCGGGCTGGGTGAAGCACTGGCGCGACCTGTTCATGGCCGATAAGAAAGCCGGAAACACGGGCGGGGAACTGGCCGACCTCGCCAAGTTCAAGGTCGCGGACCTGGCCTACCAGAAGGCCCTGCGGCCGAAGAATGGCGCGCTGGCCGTAACCCTAGCGAATGACGACTGGAACAAGCTGGGCGGCGCGCTCTCTAACGGCCTGAAGAAGCTTACGGCTCACCCCATGGGCTCCGGCTTTCACCGCTCCGTCTACGGCTACACGAGCCGCCAGCAGGTCGGCCAGGGCGTCGGCCTCGGTGAAACGCTCGTCACGTTCGGCGGCCGCGTCGGCAAAGACCCAGCCCAGCAAATGATCGAGAAGCTGGACGCGCAGGTGCACCAGTTGACGCAGCAGAACGCGGCTCTCACTGCGCTGCTCTCCGTCGCTGAGGAGGGGCGCGACGCCACCATGCGCGTCGGCGACCTGCTCGCGCGGCCACCCCGGTCCACGCCCGGTTCGGGCATCGGCAACCCCCTGCGCGTGCAGGGCCTCGCCACGGCGGTGCGTTAGATGACCGCTCTCTATCCTGGCGACAGGGTTACCCAGTTCGGTGGCCTAGCCTTCTCAGGACGCGGCACGCCCCTGTCCGCGATCGGGCTGGAGCAGGCCGCGGACACGGCGCTCATCCCCTCGATGTCGTACCCGTATGACGTCCGAGGAGGGCAGCCCGGTCCCCTCAAGGACTCATCGTTCTCGACGAGCGTGCTCCTAAAGGCCGGAGCGGCTCATGTCGGTCTCGCCGCCTACAGCGATGTCGAGAGTCAATTCGCTGCTATTCTCTCGGCGCTACAGGGCACATACACCTACGCGGGCGGACAGGTCTCGGGGCAGGTCGGCCAGCTCGTCGTGTTGCGCGCCGACGGCGTGAGCTACGCCGGGGCCTGGGCCAGGATCGCCAAGGTCGAACTGGCCCTGTTGCCGGGTCAGCATACGTACCACTACCTCTTGCCGTTGACCTGGACGCTGCTCTCGGACTTCACCGCCCTGGGGAGCGCGCCCGCGTTGCCCGCCTCGACGCCGGCCTCCGTCGTCGTGCCGTTCGGGCGCGTGGTGTCGCACGCCGTCGTCACGCTTGGCGGCGACGGGCTGCCGGTCAAGAGCATGACCTGGGAATGGCAGGGACAATACAACGTGCGGGCCGGAGCCGGGCGCTACCCCTTCGACCTACGTGGTGTCAGCCCATGTCAGCTTAAGACACCGACGGCGACGTGGGAAACCAGCATCGACGCCACGGCGGGAACGTACGGCCGCGCCGCGTACACCAGCGTCGAGAATCAGCTCAACACGATCCTGTCGGGTCTGGCCGCGACGCCACAGGGCGCTTTGGTCGTGCGACGCGCCGACAACGCAACGACGATGCAGTGTACGGCGCGGCTCACCAAGCCCGAGCTCGGGCTGAAGCCGGGCGCGAACACGCATAGCGTCACGCTTCCGTTGACGCTCAGTCTGTTGTCATCATTCGGTTAAAGAAACGGAGAGGAAAAACCAGACTATGGGCAAAATCGCGGAGATCACCGTCCCGACCGGCGGGCAGGCCACCATTGACTTTACGGCTATCCCGGCGACCTATAAACACCTCGTGTTCACGCTATCGGCGCGGACGAATGGTGCGTATATCGATACGGACCTCGCGCTGACCGTCAATGGCGACACAAGCGCGAGCTATGACGACCAATATCTCTCGACGACGGGCGCGTCCGGAGGCGGCAGCGCGGCGACAGGGGCCACGTCCGCGCGGGCGGGATTGACGGCCGGCGCGAACGCCGTGGCCGGTGTCTTTGCCGAAACGTCTATCGAAATCCTCAACTATGCCTCGACCACGTTCCGCAAGACGTGGCAGGTGGAAACGTTCGACCATGGGAACGACGCCGGCAATGGGTTCAAAATCATCGAGTCGGGTCAATGGCGCAACACCGCCGCGATCACACGTCTGACGCTGACGCCCCCATCCGGCTCTTTTGTCGTCGGGACCGTCGCCACGCTCTACGGCGTGGATCCGCTCACCGCCCCCGGCGCCGGCTTCCTCCTCGCGCACAACACCAACGCGGCCAGTGGCGTCATCCAGGTTGGCGCCGACACGACCGAGACGATCATCACCGGCCTGGACGTGACCCTCGCCGGGGCGGCTACCGCCGCGCCCATCCCCCTCAACTGGAATGTGTGGATATCGCAGAGCCATAGCGGCGTCGTCAAAGGCTGCGCGCTGCGGCTGCGGCGCACCAACGCCGCCGGCGCGCTGCTGGCGTCGCTGGCGCTGGGCGATCCCGGCGGTGATAGCGTGGCGGGACATCAGCAGCAGTGGAGGGACACGCTGTTCGATGATAGCCCGACCGATGGGCACTATGTGATGACAATCCAGAACACGCAAGCGGTCGGCTCGACGTTCTACAGCGACACGCATCAGCTATGGCTGTTCGCGGCGAGCGCGTCGTAACCGCGCATGTCCTCTCTGCTGCTGCTCCTCGCCACGGAGCGCGCCGCGTCGACCGCCGCGCCGCCGCCGGTGTCTATCGGCCACCTCGTCGCTACGCCCGCGTCTGTCACGTTCGCGGCGACGCAAACCGGGGCGGCCGCGCCCGACCAAACGCTCACGCTCTCCAACACGGGGACGGCGGCGCTCGCTCTCTCTGGCGTCACTATTGGCGGCACGAACGCGGCCGACTTCTCGCTGGGCGTTCTGCCCGCGACCATCGCGGCCGGGGCCAGCGCCACCCTGACGATCCACTGTACGCCGGCGGCGACCGGCGCCCGATCAGCGGCGCTCTCCATCGCGCATAATGGCGACAACTCACCGACGGCCGTCCCGCTCGCGGCCACGGGCGTCGCGCCGGCCTACCTCACCGTCGCCCCGGCGGCGCTCACCTTCCCCACCACGCGCCTGCCGGGTACGTCTACGCTGACCCTGACGCTGACCAACACCGGCGGCGAGCCGCTGACCTACAGCACGGCGCTCTCGGGCCTGGCCGCGTCCGATTACACCATCCCCACGGCGGGGAGCGGGACCATCGCGGCCGGCGCGCTGACGACGCTCCCCGTCGCCTTCACCCCCACGCAGGCCGGATCACGCCCGGCCACGCTGACCATCACGGACAACGCGTCGGACGGCCCCACGACGGCTGTCTCCCTGACAGGGACAGGGCAGCTCCCCGCCGGCGCGTTCGCGCCCTACGCGCGGCTGATCGACATCCGCTCCGGCGCCGTCGTCGCGACCACCACGCATGTGGCCGGCTTCAGTCGCACGATGACTCTGGACGCGCCGCTCACCGGCACGCTCTCCGTGCCCGCCTCCGACCCCGGCGCGGCGACCGCATCGAGCGGCACGAGCTTCGGCCAGGCGGCGCTGCAAGCGGCCGGGACCGACGATGGGACCGCGCCTGTCCCCACCATCGTCGAGGTCGGCGTGTCCGGCCCCAGCGGCGCCATCGCCATGCGGCTCAGAGTAACCGCCGTCACGCGCTCCTACAAAGACGGCGCGCCCCTGATCGACATCACCGGCGAAGGCCCCTTGGCGGGCTACGCCGGCGTCGTGATCGCGCACGCCTACTACCCCGGCTGCCAGCTCTCGGATGTCCTGGACGCGACGCCCGGTACGATTGTGCCCGTCGCCGCGGGGACCGCCGGCTTTCTCTCGCCGAACGGGGCCATTCCCTACCTCGGTGGCCTCTTTGCGCGCGCGCCCGGCCTGCCGGGGTGGGCGGGCAAGGCGCTACTCGCCGTCACGCCGTCCGTGGACGCGTCGATCGCGGGGATCTCGACCAACCTGGAGACGCGGGGCGACACCACGCTCCGCGCGCTGGAGGCGGCGACGAAGCGCATGGCCGGCGACTACATCGCCGGCGACGCCTACCCCATCGGCTACCGCGGTCATTACTACGAGGACGCGGCCAGCCTCTCAGCGGCGAGCAACGGCGTCGTCGTCGGGACCATCGGCGGTAGCCCGGCGTCAGGCTTCACCCTGGACGGCAACGGCTCGACGGCGGTCGATGAGACGGTGATGGCGCGCATCGTCGAGGCGTCGATCGAGACCAACAACGCTGACACCTACGGCCAGGCCCTCTTCACCGGCGGCAAGAGCAACGCCGGTTTGCCCGATGGCGCGACGATCACCGGCCTGGGGCTGCTCAATCCCATCGGTAGCGGCGACCGGACCGACTACACGACCTGCCTGCCCATTATCAGCTACCAGACGGAGGATAAGACCGGCGGCGTCGCGTTCTTCAACAACGACGGCGTACTCAGGCCGCTCTTGACCGGCGCCGGGCCGGTCTATAGCCTGTACGTGGACACGACCGGGTCGACGATCTACATTGGGACCGCCGACGGCGTGCTCTCCCGGAGCAGTGACGTGCGGGCCGTGCACGCGTGGACGCCGGTGGGGACGCTGCACGCACGGGTGGTGCGCCTGGCCGTGCAGCGCGACAACGCCGCCGGCGTGCACCTGTTCGCGCAGGCCCAACCGAAGGATCTCAACCTGCACGGCATCTACAGCTACATTGCCGGCGCACCGGGACTGCAGGGCGGGGGCTACGACGGCTGGGCGCCGGCCGTGGTCGGCGCGCATGTCCAATCCTTCGTGATGACGGACTACCGGACTGCCTGGGTCCTGCTCGACAACGACCAGGGCCGCATCCACCAGGTCGGCCTGGGCGGCGGCTCGTCCACGCCCATGACGCCCTATGCCCTCCCGGCCGGGGTGCGGGCCTTCGCGCTCGACCGTGTGATCACCGCCGGCGACGGGTCACACCCGCCCCAGGATAGTATTTGGGCGATGACGAAAGGCGATAGCCAGAGCGCCTACATGCTGGTACGCAACGGCACGACGTGGGGGCCGTTCGCCCCGGCCGACGCCGACGGCTCGCTCGCCGCGGCGGCCGGGGGCGCGGAGCCCACCATCAATGGCGCCGTGGGCCTGGGTGTCACCGTCGGCGGTCAGTACACCAGTGTCTTCGTCTCGACGAGTCAGGGATTGTACTGGAGCCCCACGCTCGACGGGAAGGGCTGGAAAAGCGCCTGCGGCCTGAACGGCCTGGCGGGCGTGTCCATCGCGGGCGTCGCGGCCGGGCAGTACCAGGCGCTCCAGGGCGCGCTTGAGACACGCTTCTTCGCCTACAACCCCAAGCAGTTCTTCTACTCGAGCTCCGACGCGCGCTACTGGCGCGATCTGACCAAGGAGGAGGTGTCGCTGGGCGTCTGGTTCGCGGACCTGGCGCGGCGGGCCAGCGGCGATCTGCCCTCGAACGCCGTGATCACGATTGGCCCGATGGCGTCCTCGCCCATCGGCAACCCGGCCAACACGCACATCCAGGCCACCGGGGCAAACCAGGACCTGCCCGCTGACTGGTACTGGCAACGCACGCTCGACGACTGCCTCGACTGGCAGTACCGCCTGGTCAACCCGGACGCCTCGACCGACGCCTGCCTCGCCTCCGGCCTCTCTGACTTACAGACCAATACGGCCGTGACACCGCTCCGGGCCTCGGGCGACGTGGCCCGCGTGGCCCGCCGCTGGCTCTCCGAGAACAGCGTGCCCGGCCGCACGCTCAAGGCCAGGTGCCCGCTGACGCGCCAGGAGGCGGCGCTGTGGGCCGTGCGGCCGGGCATGCTGCTGCCCGTCAACCTCCAGGACACGATCAATCAGCTAGCGGCCGACGGGGCGAGCATCGTGGGGACACAGGTCGTGCACATGGTCAACGCCTTGTGGTGGGTCATCGAGGCCACGATCACGCTCGACGAGTCGGGAGGGAGTTTGGCCTACGCCGACCTCACGCTCTCGACCGTGCTCAGGAAGGACAAGACGACGCCCCAGGATATAGCGGCCGGATTGCAAGACCAGATCAAGTCGCTCAACTCATTCGGCGCGAAAGGGTAACGGACGCATGGCAACCACCATCATCCAGACGTTCGCCTTGTCCGGGCATATCATCGAGGACACCGGCAACCTTGTGCGGGTGGGGCCGGAGAGCGCCGCCCAGTTTTTGCGCGTGCGCGACGCCACGGTGACATACCAGGTTACGACCGGCGGGCCGATCTACACCGATACCGTACCGGGCCTGCAAGCGGCCGTCGTCTACGGCTCATCGCCAGCGGTGACGACGGTGGACGCGCGGGTGGCGCGCTACGTCACGTTCATCGTGCCCGCGTATGGCGGCACAGCGCCTTTGCAGGTGGCGACCGAGGGGGCGTACAACTACATCGCGCAGCAGGGGTACGTCATCCCGCTGGATATCTGTTTTTTGCAGCACTGGCACTATTATCAGAATACGGGCGGCGTGGTGTTGCCACCGCCGGGCGGATCATGGCTCGGCGGGGCCAGCCTGGGCGCGTTCGATACACGGAGTTGGCAAGGAGGAGGCAGCGTGTCAGGGATCGCCATCAGCTACGGCACCAATAACGTCGATAGGCACGGTCTGGCCGCCGGCGTTTTCTTTAAGTTCCCCAGCGCCCCAACGGGAGACATGACCCTGCTCGACTTCAACACGGGCGCGAATGGCTTTCTGCGCGTGAAACTGGGCACGACCCTCGCCGTGACGATGGAGTTGAGCATAACGAGTCTGGGGGCCGGGTCGGTCGCTGCCGTGCAGCCCAACATCCTCCTGCCTAACACCTGGTACTGGCTGGCGGTGGGCATGGATAAGACCAGCAACGCGCCAGGTAACCCCGCCTGCCAGGTGACGGGTCCGGGCGGGACCATCATGGGCAACGGCGAGATCGCCGTGAGCAACTACTTTGTCGCCTACACCAGCGTCGTCGCGGTGGGCGTGCCCTCGTCCAGCGCGTACCTGGCCTGGCCCAATGCGAGCGGATGGGCCATGAGCAAGTTCCGCATGAGCGGGAATACGCCCTTTACATCACCCACCTATCTGCCCGTGTCGAGCGCGGATATCGCGGGCGACACGATAGACCTGATGGGGCGGGACGGTATCGGCGCGCAGACCCAACTCCTTGACACAAGCGGGTCATCTCCCGCGAACAACCTGAGCGCCGGCGCTCAGGGCCTGACCGTCCTCGCGGCTGGACCGTACGCCTAACGCCCCGGCCATCGCACAGGGGGCCGCAGCCTCCGCTGAGGCTGTCACGCTCCACGCCCGGCCCGCCCTGGCCGCCGCTCACGGTCGATCCGGCAGCCGGTTCGTATGATCTCCAGTACCTGTGCCGCGACGGGCTGGGCACGGAAGCCAATCTGGTAGATTTGGGCAAACCCGGTCTCAATCTGCCGGCGTCGTCCGTTGGGCTGACGGTGGTGGCGGCGGGGCCGTACGCGTGACGGAGAGGGATAAGGAAGCCAAGGGGAAAGTGACGGCGTTTAAGACGCATGAAGGGGGCTTCCACATAGCGCCAACTGAGCACGGCGAATGGCACGGTCACGACGATGCTGGCGACGGCCAGAGGGACAGGGCCAAGGCGCGCGACGCCGACGAGGACCAGGATCTGCATGACGGGCCACCCGTAGATATATAAACCGTAGCTGATGTCACCATAGCGCTCGATATGCCGTAGGGGTAACCGCAGCGCCAGCCACAGAACCGTGTAGGGGACGGCAAGGGGCAGCACGAGCAATGGTGCCCCCACCAAAGACGCGAAGAGGACGCCAAGCGTCGCACACACAAAGAAGGCGGGCCGCACGACGATGCGGCGGCGATACGCGTAATACGTCGCGCCGGCGAAGAAATAAGAAGCTTGCAGCATGAAAACATCAGGCCCGAACCACCAGCGAACGGCCGCGACGAGCGGGATCGCATCCATCTGGTGTGGCGCATTGATGTAGAGGAGCAGGATCACGAACGCAAAAGGGTAGATCAACGGGGCGCGTAGACGACGGACGCACCAGCCCAGGACGGCAAGGAGGATATAGCACTTGCCTTCGTTCGCCAACGTCCAGAGCGCCCCGTTGACGAAAAACCCTTCGGGCAGGTGCGCGAAGATACCGGCGATACCCGTTTGCCGCATATCTAGCCAGGCGTTAGATGTGAGATACGAGAGGGGACGGTCAACCGGATACGTGACATACCCAGCGAGCGACCAGCGCTCGATGATCCAGACGAGCGGCCCAACACCGCACACCATAACAACGAGGCAGATCCAGAAGCCGGGCATGATGCGCAGGGCGCGGTGCCAGAGGAAGTGCAGGGGATTGTCCGTGCGCTCGTAGCTACGCGTGACAAGGAAGCCGCTCAGAAAAAAGAACATCGCGACGGCGAGGGCTCCCAGGTTGTCGCGTAGAGCGCGCGTGATAGGATCGAAACCAAAACCGCCGAGGGGGTAGGCGTGCGTGTAGATGACGACAAGGGCGCATGTAAGGCGCAGGAAGCCTACCGCGTTGTTGCGTGCGTCTAGCTCATTGTCGTCGATGCCCTTTTTTACTGACATACCCCTCCCCATGGTGATCCTCACTCCTGTCCTATCCTCGTCTATTCGCCTTCCACCCACTACCCCCGAACAGCTACTCTCGCCACCCCCAACCGGCTACTCTCCACGCCTGACCCCTTGCCCCGCGCGCCCGCCTGGCCGACCATCAGCCTGACGCTCTATCAGTGGACAGCGCTGACGAGAGCGCCCGGCCCCTTGCCCGCGCCCCTGTCCTGACCGATCATGGGCCTGGACAGGGGCGCGCCTCACGCCCCTGTCCCCTGGCAGGCGTGAGCGCGCCCCGCGCCTCTGTTCTCTCACCGCCCGGCGTGTCGCGCGGCACGGCCCCGCGCAGGAAGGATCGCTTTCCCCTCATGGCTCATCTCTATGTCACCATCGCCGTGTACGGCTTCATCTACGGCATCATCACGCGCCTGACCAGGCTGCACTATCAGCACGGCCCGGCCGTGATCAGCTTCTACACGTTTACCTCGATCAGCGTGTACATCCTGGCCTGGTCCCACGTCGCCGGGAACGACCCCTATGCCCGCGTGTGGGTCCATGACGCGCCCCTGGGGGTCATCACGGCGGCCGTCCTGAGCGTCTTCATGTGGCTCGGCAAGACGGCGACCCGCGTCACGCTCTATGGGTGGGCGCATCGGCACAGCGCCGGCTCGCTGCGCCTCGAACTCGACCTTGGCCCGGAGCGCGCGCGCGGCGCCGCCGCGCGCCCCCGCCCGGCCCCCCGCGCTCCGGGCCCACGGCGACCACAACGAGCGCGCGCGGCCAGGGGTGGACTAACTATGCACGTCCCCCTCACTATCACGACGCCGTCCAGTGCGCTGGCCACCATTGGCGCGCTCGCCGGAACGGCCACGGCCATCGTCGGCCTGATCTCCACGATTATCGTCAACCAACGCAAGACGGCCACGAAACTGGACGCGATCCACGTCCTGGTCAACGGCAACCTCTCTCAGGTCAAGGACGAACTGAAAGAGGCGCTGACGAGGATCGAGGCCCTGCAGGGCAACATGGAGGGCGTGCACGAGACCACCGATGCACGCCACAACGTTACGGACGCTCAGGCGCACGCGTCGGTCGAGATGGTCCATGCCCGCACGGATAGCCCGCGGGATACGCGGGACACGCAGGACACGCGGTTGACGGCAGACACAGACACCTGAGAACGGACTGAGGACGGCATGAAAAGGAACGCAACGATGACACCACCACCCGCGCCTGCGGCGCCCACGCCCGCGTCCACGCCCGGTACGACCGAGACAGGCCGTGAGCTGACGATGGACCGTGTCCGCGCCACGGGTGATATCGTCCGGGCCCAGGGCGACACCGCGCGCTCGATCTACGACGCGGAGCGCATGCAGGGGGACTCAGAGCGCGCGCGCCTGGACGCCCTGCGCGCCAGCACCGACGCCCTGCGCGAGGCGGCCGACGCCCTGCGCCTGGGCGCGGACAGCACCCGCGACAAGGCCAGTACGCTGCGCATGGCCGAGATGGACCGCTCCATTAGCGCGCTAATGGGCCTGGCGGACCGGTTGGAACACGGGCGACGCCTGCTGGTGTACCGCCTGCTGGCCATCGTGTTCGTGGTCATCCTGATCGCGCGCGGCATAGCGATCCTGTACAGCCCCACGGCTGCCAATTACAGTTCCGAGGTGATTTACGGGGCGTTCCTGGTCCTGATCGCGCTTGGCTACGCGCTCGAATCCTACGCGCCGCGGCCCCGTCACAGGCTCCAGCCCCAGGGGCGCCCCCCGGATCGGCCGGATCGACATCAAGAGCGGGAGGGGGGCGTCGATACCATCCCGCCACCGCCCGACGGCCCGCGCGTCCCCTGATGGACAAAGACAGTAGGTTCCCAGGAGTATCGTCATGAATCCGACCGCGCTCACCCTCACCCTCGCCCCCTCCGCCCAGGCCAGTCTCCACGTCCTAACGGTCATCCTCGTCACACTGCTCAACAACCTTGGCCCGCTGCTGCTAGCCGGCCTCGTGGCCTACACGCTCGCGGCGCTCCACCGCGCCATCCCCGCTCTCGTGGCGCTCACCAATCGCACGCTCGGGCTGCACCTCTCGGCGGCGCGCGAGGCGGACCTGGCGGCGTCCGTGGATCGCGCCGTCTATGCCGTGCAGGGGAGCATGAGCCTCCCCGCCGACCGCCGCGACGCCGTGGTCCAGGACATCGCCGGACGCTTCCCCGGCGTTGACCAGGCGCACCTCGATACCCTCATCGACGCGTCTATCACGGCGGCCAAGTTGCAGCACGGCCCCGACGCTTGGCGCGGACTGGCCCCGGCCTCTCCCACGACGGCCGGCCCGGACGATGTGTCCGTGCTCATACGCGACGCCTTCGCCGCCGGCCAGCAGGCGGTCCTGTCCGGTTTCGACGCCTTACGCGCCCAGGCGGCGATCGCGCCATCCGCGCCGCCCGTCGCGCCATCCGCGCCGCCCGTCGCGCCGCCCGCGTCGACCATCGACGGCGCGGTCACGCCGGCCGGACACTCCGACGAACTCCACATTATCGACCCCACGACCCATGAGACCGTTGGCGTCCTGACGCCCGCCGGCGTCGCCCAGGCAACCGCCTAAGGAGCACTCATGCCCATCACCGATTACGCGCCGGCCTCCTGGAGGCCCAGCCCAAACTATTGGCAGGGTGACGCGCGGGACCACCCGCGCGGGCGCATCACGGGGATCGTGCTGCACGCGACCGCCGGCCTAGAGCCCGGCCCGGTGGAGTGGTTCCAAAGCGCGGCGTCGCAGGTCTCCGCGCACTACATCGTCAACCGCGACGGGTCCGTCTACCAATGCGTGAGGGAGCCTGATAGCGCCTGGCACGCCGGCGAGATGACGCCGACAAGTCGATTCTACGGCCACGGCAACAAAAATCTGGACACCATTGGCATCGAACATGAGCGCTCCTCCTCCAACACCTCACCCCTGACGCCCGCGCAGTTGTACGCGAGCCTGGCGCTGGTGCGCTCCATCATCCGCCGGCATGGTCCGCTGGAGATCATCACGCACGACGAGATCGACGTCGGCCGCGTCTGCCCCGGCCCCGGCTTCCCGCTCCAGGTGTTCCGCGACGCCGTTGGTAGCCCGAAGGAGACACACCCCGTGAAAAACTTCCCGGACCTCTACGCGCAGCGCGATCCGCGCTGGGCCGGCCAGCGCCTCGGCACGACCAACGGCATCACCCTCGGCCAGTACGGCTGCTACGTGACAAGCATGGCCATGCTCGCGTGCTACTACGGCCACACGATCACCCCGGCCGCGCTCGACGACCTGTACACCGCGCGCGGGATCTACGTCAACGGCGACATGATGCCCGACGACGCGCTCCACCGCGCCTACCCCGACCTGGAGCTCGTCGCCGTCCATGACTATAGCAACGGCCCGGCGGACCTGGGCTTGCTGCGCTCCATCGCCGCCGATCCATCCCTGACGGCGGTGATCGGCCTGGATTTTGACCACAATCCGGCCGACGGGGTGCAGACGCACTTCTCGCCGCTCGCGGGCTGCGATGGAGTCCACGTCCAACTCGCCGATACATGGTACGGCGGCGTCATAGCTGACATGACCGTGAACTACGGCCCCGACCCCGCGACGACGATAATAAAAGCGGTGGTTTATCGGGGGCCGGTCCCGGCGACCCCCGTGGCCCCCGCGACGCCGGCGACAACGGCGCCGATCCATTACCGCGTGCTCTATGATGGAGCGCTGCACAGTGGCCCCTCGCTCACGGCGCCGACAACATACAAGATCAAGCAGGGTTGGCGGCTCACCGCCGTCGGCGGCGATAGCGCACCCTGGGTCAGTGTCACGACGGATAACGGACAATGGGGATGGACCACGCGCCAGGAGCTTGTGAGGGTCGCCTAACGATGAGAGGGCCGTCTCCCCCCCCAGGGAGACGGCCCTCTCCACGCCCTGACGCGCGCGCGTCAGGGCGTCGACGCGGACGCGGCCGCCGGGGTCGGCGGTGTGACGGGCGCATGATAGATATGCCAGAGCCCACCGCCTTGCCCGTCGCCCCTGGCGTCCCCCGGCGCCGTGTCGCCGGCGTAGTAGTACAGCGGCTTGCCCTCCGGCGTCTTGTCCGGCGCGAGCGGCCACGTCGCCGCGTCGACGGTGGTCGGGTCACCATCGAACGTGTACTCTGTCCGCGCCACGGTCTCGACGGGCGATGGTGAGGGAACCGTGGGTGCAACGGGCGCGGCGGGCAGAGCGGCCTGCACCTTGCCCGAGAGGTCCTTGAGCTCCTGGACCTGCGCCGGCGAGGGGCCGGACGGCGGCAAGCTCTGGATCTTCGTGTTGAGATCACCGAAGTCGGTGATGAGCGTCCCCACCGCTGACGAGAGATCCGAAAACGCCTGGTCAAAATCCGTTTGTTGAGCGGTCATGTCGATAATTCTCCCTAACGCGTAATCAAGGCCCTGCCGCAAGCGGATGATCGCGGCCCAGGCGCGTTCGTCGCCCTGGCTGGCCTGTCTCCCCGTCATCCTCTGCCTCCTCGACGACGATACGGGCTAACAGTCCGCTAGCCCGCTCCCAGTGTACGGGAACGCGCGTTCTTATGACACACACAAGCGCCCCTCACCGGTGGTACAGGGTGAGGGGCGCTTGTGCAGGCTGATGAATGGTAACGGGCTGCTACGTCGGCGAGGATCTCCCCAGCCCCCCGACGTCGAAGCCTTTCTCGACGCCGCCCTTATTGAGCAGCGCGTCGGGCGTCCCGTCGTCTTCGTCCGCGTCGAGGACCGCCGTCGTCAGTGGCTGGCGCTGCAAGGCTTGCTGCTCCTGCCACTCGACATCCGACATCCCGCCCGGCCGTGTCAGAGGGACGCCGGGCGAGCGCTCCCGCATCGTATTTTTGGTGATACCGGCCCCCTGTGTGCCCTGTGCGCCGGTTTTGATCTGGTCTCCCCTGTCGATCGGGTCCATAAGGCGAACCTCCCGTACGTTGGTCTGACCCGCCTGCCCACAAAGCGCGGGCGGCTTAGACTGAGTGTGGCACGAATCGGGTTCGGCGTCAAGCCCTTGTGCGATGAAAGAGGGCTGATCGTCGCATCTTACGCGACCAGCGCCAACGCACACGCCCGCGGCCTGCGATCATCCCCGCGCACGTCGCCCGCCTCCTCGGGGCCGTCGTACGTGCCGCGCGTGGGCTCGCCGCGCGCCATCAGCCGCCGCTCACCTGCGACTACCGACGCCGGGGCCGGTCCCGCCGCCTGGCAAATCGCCCGCTGGAGCGCGGCGTAGGTGCAGCCGACCGCGGCCTCGACGGCCGTCAGGTAGGCCGTGCGGTCTTCCGTGGTCTCCATCGGCCGCGTCGCCGCCAGCCGCGCCGCCGTGGCGACCCACAACGCTTTGCGTGCCGCGATCTCCTCGGTGGTCCATGTCGTCTGCTCTGTCGTCGCCGTCGTGATCGTGAGTGTCTGTGCCATAATAGTTAAGCCTCCTAAAAGGTGGTGGCCGGCGCGTCAACTTGTCTAGGGGAGGCGCGCCGGTCTTGTTTTGTTATCTTATGACTACAATTACGCCGCGACCGGGAACGCCCCGGCCGCCTCCGCTGCTTGCCGGCGTTGCTGTGCCCGCACGGCGTAGCGCATCCGCAGCAGCGCGTCATGCACCTGCGCGGCGATGAAAATATGCTTGCAGGGCTTCGTGGCCGGGCACGAGCAGTGATCGAGCAGCGGGTCGACTCGGTAGAACTCACCGCGGAACCGCTCCGACTCCACCAGGTACGTCCCGTACACCGCCGCCGCTTTCACATGCGGCCGGTACATCTCCTTCGTCACCTTCTCCACCGGCGCCGGCTCGACCGTCACGCCGAGCCGGCCAGCCTCGCCGGCGATGTAGCCGACCAGCTCCGCTTTGCGGTAGTGGGACAGATGCAGCATACGGATGCCGTGGCCAGCCGCCCAGCGGGCGATCTCGCGCCGGGTCATCGCCGTAAGCGTGGTCTCGATCTGTGGTGTCGTCATCGTCGTGCCCTCCGTCTGTTCTCTTCTATCTGTTGTAAGTATATACCGTTATCGTGATACACTGCAAGTAGATAAACGGGCTAGCACGACACGCAAACGTGACAACGTGATATTTTATAGAGGTGGATGAGTATATGACGCTCGAAGAGGCTGCCGCGAAGATCGGCTATAAAGATACCAGTGGATTGCGCCACGCAATCCGGCGCGGAGTGTTGCACGCTGTGCAGAGGGGCAAGATGTACTTCACGACGCAGGACTGGCTCGACGCCTACATGGCCCACGTCGAGGCCAGCCGCGGTGGTAGGGGAAAGACGCGCGGGCCACGCCCGCCGAAGGATTAATCCGGATGACGCTTAGTCCTGGGTGGGCGCTTGTGCTTGGAGCGCTTATCGCTGCAGCTAGCGCAATACTTAGCGCAGTACTGACTAATGTGCTGCAAGGGCGACGCGCTGCACAGGATCAATTAGCCCAACTGGCGCGCGACAAGCAAGCGCAGTTCGCCGCGGCTCAGCAAGAGAATGTAGCCCGCACCGCCACGAGGATCAGAGAACATAGAGAGTTAGTCGCGGCTCTCTATACATCGGTTCTTGAACCATGCTATGAAACCCTTAGGTTGATACGAGCAGATTTGGATGAGTCACTAACAGTGGGTTTGCCCGACGCAGCTGAAACACATGAAGCCCGTAACAGGCAATTCTTCTCACAAGCAACCAACATCCTTATGCAATTCATGCGAAGTTTAATACCTCTCAATCTGCAAACCGCGGCTATAACAGTGACCCCCTCAGTCGCGTCGGTACAAAACAAAATGACTCTACTGCTTATAGACTATGCAAAATGGCGAACCACGCGTGCAAATAATGAGATATGGTCGGAGTGGGATGAGCGAGTGGAAAAGGTCCTTAAGGACATCATAGATCTCGTGAACACTATGAGGAACAACTTGGACGCCATCGAAAAACTTCCGATTGCCGATGAGCAAAAATCCACAAATGCGCTAATGGAAATCACCAAGTTGAGAGGGCTATCGACAAGTGAGGAAAGACCATGAGGGTTATCATCGCCGGGAGCCGCTCCATCGTCAGCGCCGCCGCCGTCGAGCGCGCCCTCGCGCATGCCGAGGGCCACGGCCTCGACGTGCCGACTGAGGCGAACGAGCCACGGCCGTTAGAGGACCGGGTGACGGATAACGGGGACGGGACGTACACGCACGTCCTGGAGTTCGCCTGGTCGCGCTTGGTACGCGATGAGGAGCCGTCGTGAGCGCTATGGAGGGGGATATTGTATGGGGGTCGGCAAACGACACGTTCCGACTCGTGCGCCTGACGCTAGGCTCCGTCACGATGCATCTTATTTTCACCAGGTGGGTGGTGGGGAGTGGCGCAAACTAGAAGCCCCAACTCCGTTGGTGTTAGGTGCGCTGGCCGAAGCCTGGGCCGAATCTCTGCATAAGGACGCGTAGTGCCGGCAGACCCCTTATTCCAAGCTCAAGAATCGGCCAAATCTGAAAATAGCCCGGCCGCTATCTCACAAACTGACAATAGCCCGACCTGCGTCGAGTGCGGCGGCCCGCTCGAGCCCGGCCGCCTCTATCGCTGCCTGGCCGCTGAGTGGATCGCGTTGGAGGAGCGCTACGGACGGGAATGGGCGGCGCGGCATCGGGGGCAAGAGTGAGCCATGAACACCGCGTGCTCTAGTGGCGCTTGCGCGGCTTGTCGGCTGGTTTCGGCGGCATCTCGAAGAAGGACGGCTGCACGGGTTCACCGGCCGCACGCGCTCGTACCGCTTTCTTATGCGTGACGTTCGTTTGCGCTGATGGCGGATACGATAGACCCCGGCCCGCGAACAGATGTGAACGCTACTCAATTTACGGCCACTTGATACGATAACCGCCGCCATGCTCGTCCGGCTATCTATCGGCTCTACAACGACATCAGCGAATTATTT